ATTATTAATTGATATACTTTAGAATAATGTTTAAAAACTTGTTTTTAAACGAATGGTTATTAACGCTGCCAGTGTGCGAAGCACTATATATATATAATTAATATATATAATATATTATGTGTGTGTCTGTACGTGTTTGCATGAAGTCGGAAAGGATAGGAACTGGAACAGTAGTTTTTTTGTTTTAGTAACTACTTGTTTTTTTTGGCGTTGTTTTCCTTTATTATCGCTTGTTTTGTGTAAATATTTATGTAATTACACACTTTATTTGTAAATGAGAGTTAAAATACGATAGTTGGATATATTTTTAACGTTCAATTAACATATATATCAAAATAAAGCTGTATCTTTGTAATGTCGAAAGGGAACAAAGGAGTTCAACGAAGACAAAGCGATATTTGAAAGACTTACATACTGAATAAGCGTTGACGCATGAATAGTTACACTGGATAACATTACATGCGAGGGTAGACGCTGTGAGATATTGATATGGTATTAAGCAAGTGCAATAAACGTAATTGCAGCAAGTATTTAGGAAGTCGTTACCTATACACTACTTAACTATATCTAAGATAATGATATGAAGAAGGAACGGGAAATAGGATATAAGCCTATGGATATATGGCTATAATATATAGCTGTTATCTGATAGCCATCTGATTTTCCCGTACTTCATCTGTAATGCAGCCTAAGACGGTTACAAGCCCGTGGAAATGCAGAGTACAGAAAATTGAAAATCAATCACTTAAAAAATAGAGTTATGAAACAAGGGAATTTACCAAAACAAGAATACAAGCTTATCAGCATGTGTATGCAGGGAGTTGAAAACGGAATAGCCTACAGTTGTTCAGATTGCGGACGCACGATATTTAATTTTGCAATAATCAAAGGAGAGATGGATAACAAGGAGTATATAGTAGGTTTGACATGTGTAAATAAGCTGTTAAACAAAACTATCTATTTTTCAAATGAAAACTATTGGGAATATGAGAGGCAACTTGCATGCTGGCAGTCTGCAATGAACGCCCGGAAATGGTTAGATAAACACAATAACAAACGTATTAAAAAAGGTTTGCCGCCTTATGAACTGGAATATAAGGAATTCACAGATAAGAGCGACGGTTTGCAGTATTGTTATATCGAGATAAGTGCAAACGGCTCTTATCAAGGGCATACAGCTTGTATTGAAACAAAATATAAATCAGTGTTTAACGGATTAAATATTAATAATTAAAAAATGCAATGATATGAAAACTTACGATTACCTGGAGAACGTGAAAGAAGACGTTAGAAACTACATTGAAGAAAATAAAATCGTAGTAACAAGCAGCAACCGAGAAGAAGTGGAGCAAGAATTGAACGATACGTTGTTTGTAAATGATAGCGTAACTGGAAACGCTTCTGGCTCATACACATTTTCAGCGTGGCAAGCAGAAGAAAATCTTTGCCACAACTTTGAATTGTTAACAGAAGCACTAACTGAATTTGGCTGTGATTTATCCTACCTTGAAAAAGGTGCAGAGGCTTGCGACGTTACAATACGTTGTTATCTTCTTGGGCAGGCAATTTCGGGGGTATTGGACGAAATAGAAATAGAAAACGAAACGGAGGAGTAAACTATGGGAACTTATACTATAGATGGATGCAACGAAATGTTTTTAACGTTGCAAGAAGCAAAGAAACATATATGGTTGGCTTATACGCCAAAGGAATGTATTAAGGAACTAACAGGCACTTGTATAGTTGGCTGGAAAGATGGCGAAGTGCATTCTTTAACCGCTATCAGAGTAAATAAGAACGGAAAAGTTAGTTATGGTAGAACTGTTAAATATTAAAGTCACGGGAGGACAAAGATATGATTTTAGATATCAATAAGCAATTAGATGAAATTTTCAAAGAAGAATTACTGCAAGCGGAAGTGATAACAACCGAACAGGGAAAGATAATGCGCTTTCCTAATTTGGATGTACCTGATGTTTGGGAGGTTTTCAATAATGATGGAGAAATGAGAAAAGGAAATATGTATGAGTGTTTAACCTTCTTATATCCATCAGAAATAAAGTAAAGCTATGATAATTTTAATCACTTTTTTAATTACTATATTTATAGTAAGCATAACAAATAAATAATATAATTTGTTGAAGAAATTAGATGCTACCTAAATACGAATGAAAAGTTAACCGAAATAGTAGAACTTAAAAGTAAATAATTAAAAATTAAAATGATATGAAAAAGTTAGAAACAAGTCAGATAATAGAGAACGTATTGTCAAATGGAGTAATAACAGAACGCGAAGTATTACTTTTGAAAAAGCGTGCGAATAATGGTGATAATGAAGCTGCAAACTTTTATCCCGGTTGTGATATCGAAATAGAAGTAACAGAGGAACAAAGCGCGAAGGGGTATAAGTGGCTCATGAACTTGTATAAGACACCCACGGGAAAGGAACGAAAAAACAATCCGTTCGGTTATCGGGAAATGAATATACTTGATAATTACAAGGGTGAACGCTTTCAGTTTGTAGGCTTCTATAATAACGGTAATATATTACGCGATTATTATATTCCCATATATTCTTTATGTGGTATGGAGTATTATGTAAATAGTGAAGGCATTCAAATAATTGGATAATATGGCACGAAAACGGATTAATAGATGTGCTCTACTTATTTGTAGGGCATATCAAAATAAAGTGTATTTTTTCAGTGTATAACTAAAATGGCAAAATGATATGAAAACGAAAGTAAACTATTTAAGAAAATATAATTATACAAATACATATAGTCAAACTATAAATGTTATTTGTTCAGAAAAGGAATTTATAAGCATGAAGGAAGTTGTAAAGCAATATATCAATAGTGGGCACACATATTCGTGTTGTGCTAAACCTATTACAGTAGGAACTAATTATTTAACTTACAATATGCTTCATAAATTAGCTTTTAACTTTTGGGGAAATAACAAAAGAGTAAAAACAGACCGTAACACAATTTTAAACATTAAAATACAATAATATGGAAACGAATACATTAAAACATACAGTATCGAAAATATACCTCGATAACGGTAATACTTATAAAGTAATAACAACCATTAAATTACATGATGAATGTAAGAACGGTACGTGTTCATGGAGTATAACGGGCATACTCCAGCAAAAGAAGGGAAACGGACGTTTTTACGATATTGGGTACGGTTGCATCCATGAGGGAATATTAAAAGCTTCTCCAAAGTTGAAAATGTTTGTAGACCTTCATCTATGCGATTGGCATGGTACACCATTATATCCAGTTGAAAATGGATATTACTTTTTACAAAAAGATAAAAAGCAAGCAAAGGGATATTTGCGCGTAACTGATGAAGAAATGGAAATTTTGTCAAAATGTGACAACAAAGAATATTTTAAATACCAATTGTTTGCGCTTGGTATTGTGGAAAGATGGCAAGAAGAAAGCAGGAAAGCAATACAAGCACTGGAAGAATTAACGGGTGATGTTTGGGTTAATCCATATAAGGAAAGCGAAGAACGCCACAGACTTGTTTTAAGTGACGAAGAACGCGAAGAAATAGAGGGGAAAATATTATCTGGATATTATACGGAAAGCGCGATACAAGAACGCCAAGAAGCTAAAAGAATTGCCGAAATAGAGAAAAGAAAAAACGAAGTGATTAAAACCTTTGAAAAAAGAACAAACAAAGAAACAAAAGAAAAAGATGTAAAATTAGCTATATTAGGGGCTGGCTTATTATCAGATAATTATCTTTACTCTGTTGAAGATAATAATGTAGTTTTCAATTATTATAGATATCACGACAAAGTAACAGAAGAAGAATATAATAACATGCTTAAAAATATAGACTATTCTCTATTGCCGGAAGGAATTAAATTTGAATTCAAATAATAATAATAGAACTATGAGTATAACAGATTTTTATAACGGACGCTTTGTTAGCGGTAAAATATTAAAGCGTGATTATCGCATTATATGGCAACGAATTGTAATAGCTACAGCCGCTTTGTGTGGAATGTTCATTTTTATGATGGCTATTCAGTTAATGTGTTGGTTATCTAATTTGTGTAACTACGTTTTTAGGTAATAGCATGAAGTTAATAACGAAATTTAAGCCCGAACTAAAAGAGTTTATAAGCCTGCAAGGGTTGAATATCAATGATACAATGAAGGCAGTGAGAAACGGAAATCTGTTTATTTATAAGGCAGAAACAAAGCGCGAAATATTGTATCATGGTATTACTAATTTAAAGCACCCGTATATATTATCAGAGCATAAGCTTCCATTATAACAAAAAGTTATAACTGTTTTGGTAATATATATAATATATATAATATATATAATATAACAATAAAGTAGTGTATGAAAACTTATAAAAATTTTGAAGAAGACTTTGAGAAGGCAAAAGCAAACATGGAACTACTGGAAAACATTGTGTCTGTAGGCATTCCAAAGAAACAAGCGGTTTACTTTAATAGCATATCAGTAGATAGTAAGTACAGCATGGGACAAAGAACGTATCTATACGTAGGTGATAAATTGGTGCATTGCAATGATGAAAGAAAGTTTTATGTAGGGCACAACAAATTTATTGAAACACACGGAAAAATAGTTGTCCGCTTCAACAAAGGAGAATTTAAAAAGTATATGGCTATGTGCGAAGAAATGTATAAAGCCCTTGCAATAGAGGCGAACGCATCTAAATATATTTCTTTAGTGGATAACATAAAAGACTTTATAAAGCCTAATATTGACCTTAAAAACAGCCAGTTTAACAAGAGCAAGGGAATAGGGTGTGTTTACATAGAAAAACAATTTGTATAACTTCTAAATATTAAAAACTATGGCATTAATAATAATTATCGGATTTATTGGCTGTTTGTTGTCTGGAGAACTCATTAAATTAGGCAGATAATGGGAAAGTTCATGCTTCTACTATTGGTGTGGGATATTGTGGCTTTATTTGCCATCATACTACGTCCTAACTTCAAATATAGTAGTGATGTTATCAGTTGGCTTATAGCCGGAATAGCTTTGTCTGTAATAATAATAATCAGTTAGTAATAAGATGGATAAATATGTTTACTACCTTCGTGTATCAACGAATAAACAAGGTGATAGCGGTTTAGGGTTGTCAGCCCAAGAAAAGACTTGTATAGACTATATTAATAGCAAAGGTGGAATTATTTGTGGTAAGTTTGTAGATGTGGCTTCGGGAAAAGACTGTTCCCGTGTGGAGTTGTGGAAAGCTATAGAGTATTGCAAAGCTAATAGTTGCACCCTTGTAGTGGCTAAATTGGATAGGCTTTCAAGAGATGCTGAGTTTGTTTTTCATGTAGTAAATACGGGCATAGATATATATTTTTGTGACCTTCCAGTAGTAAATACTATGGTATTAGGTATCTTTGCATCCGTTGCACAATACGAACGCGAACTAATTAGCAAACGTACAAAAGATGCGTTAGCAGCAAACAAGGCACGCGGCATATTATCCGGCACAGCTAATAGCAATTATCGAATTGACGAAGAAAGTAAGAAGCAAGCAAGTAGAGCAAGTGCAAGAACGCGAAACAGAAAAGTAGTAGAAAGTGCTGAGTTCGCTTGTTTTTGTAGAATACTACGAAAAGTAATACCTATGCTGAATGAAAATTCTACAGATGAAGAACTGTTCTTTTTGAATTGGACTAAATACCGTACAAGTTTTGTTCTCACCCAGTGTCACAAAGCGGAAATAAAGGAACTCATGCAGGAAGCCAATAGAAACAACAACAAATTGTTTATCGGCATTGACTTTACGAATGCTAATTTTTATCAGTATATTAGTAGCCGCGTACAAGCTACGTTCAATTCAATTTCTAAATACAAAGAATATAATAACCTATAAACTAAAATAATATGAGAATACTTCAAATTGCCCTAATAACACAAAAGGGTAACGTCTTTAATGTAAAGATGCAAATAGACGAAATTGTCTTTGAGAGTAAAGAAGAAGTAAGGGAAAAACTACTTTCTGTATTTGCCAATAGGAAGGATGCTATAGTAGACGTTGTAATCCATTCCATGCAAGACGAATTAGGGCTTTCCGACTACTCCAATGAACAACTTAAAGCTGAACTAAAAAGAAGGGTAAATATCGCGCGTATGAAAGCGATTAGAGAAAAGCCGAAATATTATTATTGGGAAGGTACTGTAGTTGAGGTTATGAAGCGATATAATAGGTTTGCCTATTGGAAATTTAAAATAGATTCCGAAGAACTGGCGGCAAATGAAAATTTTTCGTATCTGAATAAATGGCATGGTTTTGAAATGATAAGCGGTGCTTTCAATATGACAACTGCACCAAAAGTTGGGGATAGGGTCAAATTAAGGTATCGTGTAGTAAAAAGTCATTTTCGTTCCTATAGAGATTCTAAAATTGTATCAGTAATAGAACGGGCTGACTTGTCAAATGAAACAGTAATAGCAGGCAGTGAATTGTAAACTAAAACTATAAAGAGATGAAAGCAATATTAATAGCAACCAAAGAAACAATTGACGTAATAAAGGCTGAGGAATATACCAACATTTACGTAACAGAGGATGGCAGTCAGTCCTTCTTAGGTGGTGAACTTATTCTTCTTGATGAAGTGAAGGAAGAAGCAAAAGAACGGGATTGGGAAGAGGTTAGGATAAATGCTGCAATAGCAACAATGCAAACACTTTTAAATAATCCACAATATGAGAACAAATCAATAATAGCCATAGCTGACATGAGCGTAAGTATGGCTGATGTATTGGTTAAAAAGCTGAAAGGAGAATAGCTATGTAAAAGTTGAGGTATGAAACATATATTGGATTGGTATAATGAAAATACTCCTCAAAATGAGGATGAATACGAAAAAGGATGCTTGACAAGTGCTGCAATAATAGCAATAATCTTCATAGCATTAACAGTAGCAATAATAAATATTTGATTTGAAAATGGAAAAACAACCGATTAGCATACAAGACGTGATACAAGAACTTCGCGACTTGTTCAGAGTTACAAACAGAGGATTTTCAAGTGAAATAGACGGGATATTCTTTATTGACAAAAGGCAATATTCCGCATCCGAGGTACACATGAAGCTTGAAATGTACTTCAATGACAAGTATATAATCAACGGACTTTGTAAGATATATCCGAATTGTGTGACTTATACACGATTTGAGATTAAGAGCATCGACAAGCTGATACCTAACTATAGACTCATGGGAGGTTATACTCCCGAAAAGGAGGACTGAATTATGGCGAAGAGTATATTTACTCCAATGGAGAAGTTCAACGAAATTTTGGCAGCCTATAAACTTAAATCGAGTAATATCGGAGAGTATGAGGGAAAGCATATCAGAGTATTCCACAATGAGAAGAAGCTGTTTGATTACTACCCATGCCGGATGAAGCTATTTGACTACCATAATTGGCATCAGCTAAGTTATCCTATGCACGGGAACAAGGATTGGGAGAAGGAACTAAGAACAATAATCGAAAAACTGATAAAACAATGAAGAAGTTAGTAATGACATTGATTGGCTTGCTTTCACTGATGGCAAGTATGCAGGCGCAAACAGATTGGAAGAGCCAGCTTAACTATTTGTATGGTACATGGACTGTACAGTATATACAAGACCGTAACGATAATGTAAGCACACCGCCAAACTTGGTGACAATGAAGTTCAACCGGGATATGACTTGTATTATAACCCAAGACGGACATAAGATACAAGGCACATTCAAAGCGGAACAATTCATGCAAGGCGAGTTTGACTTGTTTACTGGACTTTTTGTACAAGCATATTCTAACAAAAGCAAGAAGACAATACTGTACTTTCAAGTGTACGATATAAACAACAGTAAAGGAGTTATCAGCGTGCCAGAAGTCAAAGAGTATTGGCAGATAAAGAAGAACCTATTTGAGATAGATGATTAATAATTGTTAATAGTTTGACTTGTTTTTTGGAACTTTCAAAAATAACAGCGTTCTTTGCATTGCAATCGGGAGGTAGAATGCTCGGTGATAAACGATATTTAGGATTCAATAGCAATTCAACATATAGCTTACATTGGCACATTCTACCTGCAATCGTGCAGCCTGCCAGTGTATAGCAAATCTAAAAGCACTGGGAGTTTTCTCGGTGCTTTTTGTATTTATTGAAAAACATTCTTATATTTGTGGTGGCGATAGGCTGGAGTAGCTACCAGTTGACAAGTCTCTTTCCCATACCTTCGGACTTCGCCACCATTTCATTTAGAAGGTATATCATTAAACATTGAAGTTATGGAAAGACAAACTAAAGGAATTTGGATTCCAATTGAAATTTGGGAAGATAAAAATCTTTCTTGGAATGAACGTATATTGTTGTTGGAGATAGACAGCTTTACTACCAAGGATAAAGACTGTTTTATTAACAATGAATATATTGCCAATCTTTTGAATGTTAGTGAAACAACAGCAAATAAAATCCTTTCATCATTGATTAAAAAAGGATATGTCATTAAAACAGCATTTGATGGCAGAAGAAGGTATGTCAAATCAGCCTTGCAGTTAAAAACAATTCAGCCTTGCACTTTAGAGCAACCCTGCCTTGCACTTTACGACAACATACTTAATACAAGTAATAATACAATTAAAGAAGATAATATTATCATATTATCTAAGAAAGCGGAAGACAATGCAGAGCATGCCAATGTCAATCCCTTATTAGAATATAATGATGGCGTTAAAAAATGTTCTAAAAAGAGTAATAAGGTTAAATTTGATGTCCGTGCCGACTTGTCCTATGTCAGTGAGGAACTGAAAGATTCTTGGAACATTTGGCTTGACTACAAGGACGAAATCAAGAAGCAGTACAAGACGGAACGAGGTGCAAAGATGATGTATTCCAAGTTAGAAAAGTATTCTGATGGCAATTCAATTCTTGCCAATGCCATTGTTAACGAAGCCATCTGCCATAGCTGGGACGGATTTTATTCTTTATCCGACAAACAGAAAGATTTTTTCTTATCGGATAAAAGCCCTTATAGGAGCGAAAATTCCAATTCTTCCTATATAGCTAAGAGATTGCAGGAGTTGGACGAGAAAATCGAAAAATACAAATGATATAACATTAAATAAAGAGTATTATGAAGCGTAGGGAGTTAAAAATTGGAGATATTATTCAAGTTGGATATAATCAAGTCAGAGTTGTACATGATGAAAAAGTTTCGTGTGACGGTTGCTATTTTAGACCGATTTGCGATAAAGGTTATGAAGCCTTAGTATGGAAACAAGAAAACTTTGGATTTTGTTCTGAAAATGAGAGATTAGACAATATCAATGTTCATTTTGAATTAGTAGAATGATATGGAAGTAAAGAGTGGAAGAATGTTTGAGAAAGAGATACTTCCTTTCATGGAAGAGGAGATTATGAAAAAGCTCCGTACATACAACGTGTACAGTATAAAGGAGTATGAGGACATACGGAAGGCGGTAAGGTATTCAATCAGATTTTGCAAGAAAAATAAAATTGTTCGATATGAAGATAAAAATTTAAACAAAGAAAGGGACAAGAAATGAAAAAGTACAAGGTTTTATTTTGTGATATGGACGGAACGCTGATTGAGACAGTAAGCGGTGAGACGTTCCCGAAGGGTATATGGGATATGAAGTTTAAATTTGATATCCTGGATGCAATAAAGAATTTGAATCCTAAAGTAATCTTTATTGTGACAAATCAAGGAGGGGTAGAAAAAGGGTTGGTGTCGCAATTATCCATTTATGTAAAATGCAAGTACGTGAATGACAGTATAATGGATTATTGCGGTATTGATACACGTTTTAGGTATTGTGAAAGCAATAACAGAAGTAATCCTATGAGAAAGCCGAATACCGGAATGCTTGAAAAACTTTTTGACAACTATAAATCATGGAATGCTGGTTTAAGTGAAAAAGATTGTCTGATGATTGGTGATGCAAGCGGACTTGAAGGGCAGTTTTCGGACAGTGACAAGAAAACTGCCGAGAATTTTGGCATAGACTATATGGATGTCAGCGAGTTCGTAAATGTTTACGGGAAAGGGTGTGATTATGGGATTTAATAGAGGAACAAAGTTAGGCGCAGAAAACAGAAAAGGGCATAGATGGATAAACAACCCCAACAATGCGCATAGAAAGTGTACGAAGTGCGGCTGCATGGTTGACAGAACTTCTTCAAAAGGAGAAAATGTTTATATATATACAGATAGTAAAGGTAATAAATCGGCTGAATGCCCTAATTGTATTTGATTATGGAAGTTAGTTATAAAATATTCAATTCGACAGATTACGATATTCGTTGCGAAGAGCGTGATATGTTTTATCCAAGTATGCCTCTTCCTACTGTAGAAGAGTTTACCTATAAAGGTACTGGAAAGGTGGTAGGGTATATAGATGGAGGCTTTTTTAGGGAAGATAAATTTTTGATAGTAGATAAGGAAACCAAAAAGTTTATCAAAGTGAAGGTAAGTGATTGTGAAATATTAGAATATTGATTATGGAAATAAAGAACGGAATAATAATATATGGAGTGCTGCATGAATTAGTAGAAACAAAACGTAATGATTGCTCGAAATGTTCGTTACGGAATGAATGCTATAGTAGCGACTATTTTATTTGTGATATGTTTGGTGCAGGTAAATATGAACATTTCGTCAATCGTGGCAAAGTAACGGATATTAAGATAGATAAGGAGGAATAAATAATGCACCAGTGTAATTATTGCTGTTGGTATAATGAAAGATACGGGAATTGCGATTGTCCGTATGTAATGAAGAAGTTGGCTTGTGATAAAGCTAAAAAGGAGAAAGAAAGGAGTGAAAAATGAAATTAAAACATCCATTAGATTGGTATAACGAAAACACACCATCGGAAGATGAAGAATACGAAAAGGGATGTCTATCTATCGCCTTGATAGTAGCAATCATTTTCATTGCATTAACGGTTGTAATTTTATCTTACGAATTATGAAAACAGAACAAGTATTATCAATAGAACAAATGAAGCTCTTGCAGGAGCTTGGATTGGATACGAGCGATGCAAGTATATATTGGGCAAGAGTGTCGCATGGAAGTCGTATATATGATAAATCAAAAGGTAAGTGGTTTATGAGTTTGCAGAAAGAGTTTCAAACTTGCGGTTTTATGTCATATGAAACACTACCTGCTTATACCTTGCAGGACATTCTCGATAAGCTGCCAGAATCAGTACAGGTATATGATTTGTACATATTTAAGAAAGTGGGTTTGTGGTGGCTCAAATATGTAGACGTAACGAATAATGGAACCGTTCATTTAGAAAAAATGCCGAGGTTGATAGATGCAGCCTATTATATGTTACGTTGGTGCATTCAAAAGGGGTTTGTTAAAACTAATAAGGAGGTTAAAGATGGAAGAAAAGAAAATTGACTGGGAACAGAGGCGTTATGAACTGGCTAAAGCTGCAATGCAGGGAATATTAAGCGACGAGGAAGAAGTTCGCTACGCTTGTTCGGAAGCGGATTACAAGAAGGGAGAGAAACATACAGTACCTAAAGGCATTGCCCGATTTGCTATTGCTTGTGCTGATGCTTTAATTAATGAACTGAAAGGAGATTGAATAATGTCAAGAGGAGAAGTTATTAAATTGGTAAGGGTTGGATTTGAGGCATTGAAAGCCGAGAAGAACGGAGAACCATTTTCTCCCAAAGAAGAATATCAAAGAATTAAGGAGGGTAAATAATGGCAAAAGTATATATTACTAAGTATGCTATTTCTCGCGGAATAGAGGAAATAGAAAGAGAGATTTATGAAGTAAGAGATTATGATTACAGTTATATTAGGTACAATTTTTATACTTTCCTTTACATAGGCAAAGATGCTTTTCTTGATAAATCCGAAGCCATAAAGAAAGCAGAGGAAATGAAGAAAAGAAAGATTGCATCTTTACGCAAACAGATTGAAAAACTTGAAAAAATGACTTTTTGATATGAAGGAACAAGTATTAAGCATAGAGCAAATGAAACATTTGCAAGGACTTGGATTGGATACAAGCAACGCAAGTATGTGCTTGTGTTGTTTTCGAGAAAACATAGATGAAGAATGGGAACTTGAAATTTATGAAGATGTAATTAATCAAAAGCGAGATTCTACATTTTGGGAAATTATTCCAACATTTACATTGCAGGATATTATCGAAATGCTTCCACGCAGCATCCAACCTAATCTGAATGAAGGAACATATTATCTTAACCTATATTATTATGACGAGTTGTGGGTAGTAGATTACCTGAATAATGAAGGTGACGGAAGTTGGTTTACTACAACATCAGATGATAGCTTTATCAAAGCTGCCTACCAAATGCTATGTTGGTGTGTAGAAAATGGATATTTGAAAGGAGGTGAGAAATGACAATACGAGATTTAGCGCATTTATTGCTTACTGCACCAGATTTAGATAGAGATGTAAAGATATCCACCGGAGGCTATAAATCTCATATTACAAGGGTGGAATTTATAGAAAACGGTGAGTTTCTAATTGGTTCAAACGGGTACAACATGGATAAGGTTACAGTAACAACTGAAATTGAAGTAAAATCTCCATACGATGAAGAACCAAAAATATTTTAACGATAAATAGAGGAAGCAGAAAATGAAGGGTAATATATTTGATAAAATCAGAAAAGCATCTAATAAATATATAGAGTATATGATTGCTTGTGATAATGTAGCCAAAGAAGCACAAAAGCATATAGATTGGAACAATGATGTTTCGTGTGAATATTATCCCGGTGATGGAATATGTGTAATGATAGAAGCGCATGTTTGTCCTGCCACAATATTTTTTGATTTGGTAGAAGAATTGGAAAACGGTATGATTGAGAAGAACACCTATATGAAAAATTGCATTTAACATAAAAGTAGAGATATGGATATAGCTCCTATTATATTGAAGGATAATCTATCTAAGGAACAGATAGAATATCTACAGAAACAGAAAGCGGAATATAAACTAAAGAATAAAGTTAGATGTGTTCCGGGTCATACATTATTTTCTTTCAATCAAAAAACGAAAGAAATAAAGAGGGCTGAAATTGTTAAGGAAGTATCTGTAGGGTTGAATATGAAACCAGTAACCACTTCTAAAACAGTTATTGAGCCGGATTGCTATTACGAACAAGCTTTGAATGAAAAGAATTTTAGAAAAAGATTAAAGAGGATTGGGTTAATATGAAAACAATTAAGATTTCAAATTTACAAGAAGGGGATTTGTTCATGTATAAAGACGTAATGTATGAAATTGTATATAAGGACAAATGGGAAACCTATTGTAAATATGTCAATGATAAAAGCCATTTAGGAGGATGGCTTTCAAGTGAATATCTTTATTGTAACTTTAGTAATTATACAAAAGTGGAGGTTTAAGCGTTATGGGTAAATATCAAACAGAAGCCGGAATAGAATGCACACCGGAAGAATGTAAGCTTATTGACAGTTTGAAACGTCTTGCAAAGAAATGGAAAAAGGATGGAAAGCGGTTATGGCTTTATAGTGCAAGTGGAACGCTACATGTAATGATGCACGGAGATATAGAAGATAATCCCACACCGGAATTTACACAATATGGAGGTAGTAATATTGAAAATAGTGTAACTATTATTGACGGCATATCAAATGATGGAGGAGATTGGTAAAATGAGTAAATATAGATACAGAGAAGTAAAGAATTATATCCACAACGAATTAAAGTTGACTAAAGAGGATATAAAGGAAATTATGATTCCAATCGTGAAAGAAGAAGTCAAACGTATCTTTCATAATACCTACGGAAACGACGTTGATATAGAGAGGTGGGTTCGTTGTATGGTTTCCAACGAGATACAAAGACATGGTGATTACTCTATGATAAGGAATTTGTGCAGGGAGATAATTAAGGAAGAAATTGCCGATAGGTTGTCAATTGATATAAGTCTTAAAAAGAAAGAGGGGTAAAATATGCAGGACGAAATTTCTTGGAACGATAATACCTATTATGAAATTTATAATCCATATAGTGATATTTCTCCTTTAGAACCGTGTGATGCACCCAAAATGAGAAAATATCGCCCAAAAGATGATAGGTGCACAAACAAGCAGATTGCGAAACGCAGGAAGAGAAACAAGAACCGTAAAACACATGGAGGTTATGGTTTATAGCACCTATATGTAGAGATATTCTTAAGAAAGAAATAGTTGATAAAATATCAATAGAGGTAAATATAAAAGATAAATGATATGGAAATAAAAGGGAAAGTACATTGCTTTTTTGAACAAAGCGCAACATTCCGTGACGAGTTTAGAAAACTTGGATATGAATCTTTCGATTATGATATACAAAATTCATTCGGAAAGACTGACTATCAGATAGACTTGTTTGTAGAGATTGAAAAAGCATATGATAGAGAGGAAAGCGTATTCGACAATATAACAAAGGATGATTTGATTATGGCATTCTTCCCTTGCATTTATTTTGAGAACCAAAAGATGATGTATTTCTCTAACGACAGTTTAAACATAAAAAAAACGCCATTATCAGAGAAACATCAAATCATACTTCAAATGATAGATATTAGAAACTACTTTTATACAGTATTGTATAAGATGTTCTTTGTGTGTGAAAGAATGGGATTAAGAATCATATTGGAGAATCCATCAACACGACCTAACTTCCTTTTATTTACTCAAAATTTCTATATAAAACCTACCATTATTGACAACAACAGGCAGCTACGAGGTGACTACTTCAAAAAGCCTACCGCATATTGGTTCTTTAATTGCAAACCTACAAACGGGCGCAGTTATCAGAAGCCAAAAGAGACTAAAATAGTTCAGAAGAGCAAGCAAGGTAAGAGAGCTGGTATATGCTCGGAAGAACGTTCTCTTATATCACCTGACTATGCGAGGAACTTTATATGTGATTTCATAATCGGTAAGGAACAGAATCACACGCAACTTGATTTATTTAAATAAGAGGGAATAACTATGAATGAAGAACTTTTAAAATTAGCATATCAATCCCTCAAACGTCAATTTGACAACATTAGCAAAGATAGTTGGATATGGACTGATTTCTTTGAAGATGAAAAAGTGGGATTTGATTACTTCAAAAAACAAATTGAACAAGATGAAGATTTTGCCTGCCTGCAAGACGAGACATATTACTTGGACGAGGATTTAGACGAACTGGCATATGATATAGCTTATGAAATTGCTTTAAAGTTGAAAGAAAATGATTTTTTTCATCAATGTGAACAATGTATGTTAGAAACTTATAGAATTGAATAATTATGGACGAGAAATTTAAAAAGAAATACGGTATCTACGATGGTATAGATACAAGCACATTCAAGCATATCCCCGAAATTAGTTTCTACAATAACAACTATTTCGTGGGCTTAAAGAGAGATAAAAATGTAACAAATGACCTACTTTTCGCACACAGTGATGATGATAACCAAACAGACTGGTATGTTTTAAATGGAAGTTTTGCTACATATATTGGCTACGAGTTTACAGACAAGGGAGTAATTAATCTTAGTGATGAACCATTTATTTAATGATTATGAAATATACAATTTCTAAAATTCATATTTATAGGTGCTTACCACCATATAGGAAATGGTACAGCATAACGACTGATAGCGGAATAACTAAAGACAATATTGTAATTGTTGGTAAAAAGCGGTTATTGAAAGTCGCCTTTGCATTGATACTTATGGCTTTATTTAATAAAAGAACCACTATAACCAGATGATTATGGAACAAAAGAACATAACTATTGAATGGCTTAGATTGGAATTTTATAAATGCAATCATGCCAAGTACAGAAAGTATGCTGATGAATGGCTGAATAACCTTACTGACGCTCAGATAGAGGGATTTGAAAGACAGCGTATAGGACAAATTGATAAATCGAAATGCGTATGAGTGGGAAAGATGTACTAAGGCTATTACTTATCAGTTATGGCTTTTGCCGTAATATTAAGATAAATACTTATATGGGTGATGGTGGATGGATTGGTTATGAAGTATCTGCCAACAATGACGAAGACGTTGAATATTACGCAGTAGATTGTGAGGGTTTACTTTTTCATATATACGAAATACAGAAATTTATGAGAGATGAAAATATTGAACCTCGTATAATGTTGGGTAATTTTAGTAATAAGCATCTGCTTTCAGACGAACATTTGAACAATATTTTAAAACTGAAAGAGAATCAACATTATTGTAAAACAAATCCGAATAAGTTATGAAACAGAAGGATAAAAAGAAAGGTAAGTTTCATAAATCCATTGAACATATTACAACAATCAATGGTAAATTAAGTGATGAAACAATAAAGTTAATCAACCAGATGGCAAAGAAAGCGTATGGAAGGAAATGATATAATGCAGTATATTGATGAATTGCTACAAGATTACTCAAATGAAGAATGTGCAGACATTTTAAAGGAAGTAATATCTGAATGTCAATCACGTATAGAAAATTGTGAAGAAGGAGTTTATACAACCAATTAAACTAAAATAATATGAAACAGACAGTAGAAGAAGCAGCCAAAGCATTTGCAGAAGAATGCCGCATTGTAAATATCAAAGCTGGGCTTGATTATCCCTACGATGAGATTGATATGAGAAATGCTTTCGAGGCTGGTGCCGAATGGCAGGCAAAGCAATCACCGTGGATAAGCGTTAAGGAACAGTTGCCGGAAGAATTAACAAGTGTTTTAGTTAGGTCTGAGTATGAAGGTAAAAGTCTTTATGAGGTGGCTTTTGTTATAAATGGGAAATGGAAATGTCACAATGGTAAACCAACCCATTGGTGTCATATCACCCTATTTCGACAATAATTACAAATCATCAAAAGAGTAGCTATGAAAGAGATATGGAAAGATGTAGAAGGAGTATTTGGGTATCAAGTTAGTAACTTCGGGCGTGTTAGAAGTCTTTTTAGCAGATGTGGCAAACGGGCATACCCAAGAGTAATGAAAGGTTCTATTGATTCTCATGGATATGTACAAGTGGCAATTAGCGTAGATGGGAAATCGAAACTTATGTTTGTTCATAGACTTGTTGCAAAAGCATTTATACCAAATCCGTTAAACTTAGAAATGGTAAACCATAAAGACGAGAACCCTTTAAATAATAGCGTTCACAACTTGGAATGGTGTACAAGGTCTTACAATAATTCTTATGGGCACGCAACTGATAGTTATAGAAGGACTGTTTGTTGTATATACGGAGAAACAGCTTATATCTTTAATTCAATCAAAGAAGCTTCAGTTAAAATGAATATTCCCTCTACATCTATTTTTAATGCGTTAAAAAGACACTCTCCTATGGTTAGTAGATGTCTAACATTTTACTATGTTGGTAAAGAGGAATATCCCACCTTTGACGAAATCCTCGAAGCGAACAAAGATGTGTTACAACGATTAAAATAGAAATTTTATGGAAGAACTAATTCACATTGATAATCTATGTTCACGTTGCGGCTTTTTTACATCTGATACATCAGTAAATGGTGGGTATGGATGCAATCATAAGGATTGTGACGATGGAGAATATATTTATAATGGAGATATAATTGACTGGTATAAAGCTTATAGAATTGTGGCAATAAGACTTACTAAAAGAAACATAAAATGTAACCGTAGGCTTGCCAAGAAGTTTTTGAAAAAGGGAAGATTTATTTTGAATAAGAATCGTGAAGCTTTTGGAATTAAATTCCAAGGAAAATGCCTTGCTTCAACATGCCCTTTGGGTTATATGGCAGATAAAGATGATATTATTAGGTTTGGAGAAGACCCAGAACTCATGGCAGTAGATGATTGGCTTGTTATAGAAAATGACGAATGAAAGAGAAAGGAGATTGATATGGAAATAAAAAATGTAGGACAACTTAGAAAAATTATTGAAAATATTTCCGATGATTACGAAATCGAAATGCGAGTTAGGCGCGAACTGTCTGACGAAGAATTGAAGGGATGCAGATACCCTTATCCTTACGACACTGAATATCTTACTTTAGAATTTGATGATATCGGAGTGTCAGACAAAGTGTTATGTTTAGGTGTAACTTCTAAAAATTATTGATATATGAGTAAAATAAGACTAATACTTCGATTTCTGTTAATTCCTTTATGGCTCGCTATATTCATAGTCTATCTGCCAATATGGTATATACAAATGAGTTGGTACTATTTCAACTTTGGGGATTATTGGGATAGCTATTTAGTTTTATGGGATAGAGTAATGTTATATCTAAAACTTAAAAAGAAATATTGATATGGAAACCCAAACGATTCAAATAAGAGGAGATAATGATGCAATAGCATACATTAATTTTGTAGATAGGGATTTAGCTGTATCTATCGTATATGGAGATAATCAGTACGATTTCACCATTGAACCCATTACCCTAAAAGCATTGGCATACGCCTATAAACTACATTGTGAAGAATGTGACGAAAAATACAATAAGGTATGAAAGCAAGAATAAAAGAAACCGGAGTTTTAATAGATGTAATTCCGAGAATAAATATCAATGCGCTATATAACGGAGATAACCTATATGTATGTGATAATAAGGTTTTCAGAGAGTGTGAACTTGATTTTTTAAATCTTGGAAATTCAGCCATTGATTGGGAAAAGCGACGCTACGAACTGGCGAAAGATTATTCTACAGAGTTTGTTAAACTACAGCATAAAAAGGGTATAACTGAGTGCGGCATACTATATCCAGATGTAGTATCATGGTCTGTAGAACTTGCTGACGCACTAATAAAGAAACTGAAAGGAGAATAACCATGAAAGCAAAATACTTCAAGAAGATAAAAAAACAAGTGAAGTGGTACAAAGTATCACATAGGGATGGTTTGTTTGATAGTTTTGTAAATGAGAAAGAAATTTTAGCTAAATCTCCTGAAAACGCTTGTGTCAGATATCATAAACGTACTGGCTGTTTTATTAACAGATATAATCCTAATCATATTACACAACATAGTGAATGTCTTTCAAGGTTCAAAGTGTGTATAGGTCAGAAAGTAATGCATTTTGATTAAAATAAAGGAGGAATAACTATGGGATTTACAACACCGTGCTTTATACGAAAGAATACGCCAGAGCTTAGAAAGAAGCTGGAAGAGTTGAGATATAAACTACTTAATTCTGGTGATACAACTTTAGATGCACATAATTATGATGGCAAGGGAAGTCATAAAAGTATTGAAGAAGGAAGAGCAATCATTACGTTCTATGGGAATTTATATGGGGTGATATATAATGTAGATACTGTCACCAAGAAAGGAAGGGTCGATTGTGGAGCTAATGAGTTCTTGTTTCTTGCCATTGCTGCATTGAGATATGATACAGACGATAGCCAATGGTTCACGGATGGGGAAGATTGGTTCTTATGCCAATATCTGAAAGTAGGAATGCACTACCAAGACAAACCGGAAATACTATTTGATAAGTGGCATAAAGCCTCCGTGGACGAACTGATTGAACACTTTAAACAATAACAGCATGAGAAAATATAGAATTGAAAACTATGGCATTTATAAGAATATCTTTGATGTACAAATGAATACTTGGTGGTGCGGATGGATTACGATAAAAACATTCGTAGCAAGCGATATTTGTACTGATAGTATTGATTATGCAAAAGCCTGCGCACAAGAACTATTGGATAAACTAAGGGAGGAACTACCATGAATGAAATAACTATTAGACAATGGTATGACACCTTTAAATCGGGTGAAGAATTGGTCGAAGTTCGTATAGTAGACAATGCTTATAAACGAACTTATTCCGGCTACTTTACTGATGTAAACACCCTGCTCAACGAAATTAGGAAGTATGACAACTGTAACATCTACTTCACATTGAATGCCATCAATCCAGCATGTTATGACAGAGAGCAGCATGATAGGATTGTTACCAAACCAAAGTCAACTACTTCTGACAATGACATTGTTGGAAGAGATTGGATATTGATAGACATAGATACCAAGAAGCCATCAGACACAAACTCAACTGATGAAGAGAAGGAGATGGCGAAAGAAGTAGTCAACAATGTATTCAAGTTCCTACGGGATGAAGGTTTTGAAAAACCAGTAGTATGCGATAGCGGCAATGGTTTCCATCTACTGTACAAAATAGCCATGAAGAATAGCAATGAGAATACTACAATCTGTAAAGAGTTCCTGCAAGTTCTTGATATGCTATTCTCTAATCCGAATGTAGAAATAGATTGTACTACACATAATGCAAGCCGGGTATGCAAACTTTATGGTACATTTAGTCGAAAGGGAAGTAATACCAAGAAGCGTCCTCAAAGGGAAAGTAAGATACTAAGAATACCAGATGAAATTAAAATAACTCCAAACGAATACTTTGCCAAAGTTGCTGCCATGCTCCCGAAACCGGAACAACCGAGCAAAAGCAATTACTACAGCAATGAGAAGTTTGACTTAGAAGCATTTCTGAACAAACACCACATTGCAGTGAGAAACATTGTAAGGACATCATCATTTACAAAGTACATACTTGACGAATGCCCATTCAATAGTTCACACCGCGCTCCGGATTCAGCAATCTTTGAGATGTCTAATGGAGGGCTTGGCTTTAAATGTCTGCATTCAAGTTGTTCTCAATATACATGGAAAGACTTTCGGTTAAAATTTGAACCAGATGCTTACGACCACAAGGAATACCAAAGGCATGAACATAAGATGCAATACTATTCTCAACAAAAGAAAGAACCTTTTGTACCAAAGAAGGAGGATTCTACTAAGGGGAAAAAGTGGCTGGCTATGACTGATGTACAGTATGTGGATATGAGTAAGTTGGTAGCTATTCCTACGGGATATAAAGAACTTGACAAAAAAATCATCGGACTATTGATGGGAGATGTAACTGTATTGTCTGGTCTCAGTGGGTCGGGCAAGACCTCTTGGATAGATTGTGTTGTTCTGAATGCTGTACAACGTGGTTACAAGGTCGGGATTTGGTCGGGAGAATTGCAGGACTTTCGCTTTCAAAGCTGGATAGACCAAATATCTGCTGGTAAAAATTATGTATGCAAAAAAGAGGGGTATGAAAACTACTACTATGCTCCAAAGAATATAGCTAACCAAATCAACAAATGGCTGGAAGGTAAGCTATTTCTCTATAATAACAACTATGGAAGTAAATGGCAACAACTGTTTGCAGACATAAAAACACTTGTGGAGAATGAAGGAACACAGCTTATTGTGCTTGACAACTTAATGGCATTGCAGATTGATAGTTATGACGGAGATAAGTACACACAGCAGACAAGGTTTATAAATGACTTAAAGGAATACGCTAAAGCAAAGAACATACATGTTATTCTTGTCTGCCACCCAAGAAAAGAAGGCGGTTTCTTACGGAAAGAAAGTATATCCGGCACAGCAGACTTAACAAACCTTGCGGATTCAGTTATAATTATACATCGAATAGGAAAAGACTTCGAGCAGAGGGCAGGGGAGTTCTTCGGCAAGGACAAAGTTCTGCCATATCTAAAGTATAACTCTGTAATTGAGGTCTGCAAGAACCGAAGCATGGGAGTGATAGACTTATTAGTAGGCATGTACTATGAGGTCGAATCCCGTAGACTTAAGAACGAAATATCGGAAAACATTGTCTATGGCTGGCAGGAGCAGCCAGCACAGTTGACATTTGAACCGACACCCGAATCTGATGTTTCTGACTTACAAGACATATATGACAATATGAGCAATCAATTACCGTTTGGTAGCGAATTGCAGGAATTACCTTTTTGATATGAACGAACAAGAAATCACAAACTATGTACTATCTCTTATTCCAAAGGAAGAAAAAGATAGGGTTTTCAAGCAGGAGTATTGTGCTATAGGAACAGATTTTATAGGCTTTATGGAAACATATTACTATCTATCAAAAATCATACCTAAAGAATATACTGTCTATGATTTTGGTTGTGCCTATAATCCACAATGCTATTTATTTCAAGACCATGCAAAATTTATTGCTGTCAATCCAGAAGAAATAGATGGCAAAGAAGTATTTAAAGCACCTAACTGTGATTTCTACAGAATGACTACTAAGCAATTCTTAGAAGATATATATGAAAAGAAAGAAAAAGAGTTCGCCATCTGCAATTATGTTCCTAATTGGTACAAGGAGAGAAGCATAGATTTGGTAAAACTGAACTTTCAGAATTGTTATACCTTTTATCCAAGTTAGTTATGGAAAATAAAATCGAATTTACGAAAATAGAGCAGTATTTACCGAAAGAAGGCGAAGAAGTTCTATTCCTATGCGAAAATAAGATGATTTTTCATGGGGAATATCTATTGGGTCGTTGGTTCACGTATTCACCGGAATATGACAACAAAATCATAAGCACTATCTGCCGATTCAAAGTAGTCGGATGGATAGGTATAAATAACTTTAGTTTTTAATCAATTAAAAGAATTAATCATGTTAGTACAATTAATGGAAGCAAAAGTTTCTTACGTTAAAATTAACGAAAGAGGCAAGCAAAAGAGAGTAACAGAAAAGTATCTTGTAAACGCTATGAGTTGCACAGAATGCGAAAAGCTGATGAATGAAGAACTGTCTATCTACCAAGCAGAAGAGTTTTCAGTTCTTGCGGTTGGACGGACAAACTTCCAAGAATTTTTGGGAGATAAGGACAAGGAGGACAAGAAGCTGTTTATGGTAAAGCTCAACTACATTACTCTGAATGACGATGGTGACGAGAAGAAAACACCGTGTATGTTGATTGTTGAAGCTGATACAACAGAAGAGGCAACAAACACTGTCAAAGAAGCCATGTCCGCTTCTATGGCTGATTGGAGAATCGAAAGAGTTGTTGAATCTAACTATGTGGATATAGTTAATTTGTAGCTTTTAATCTCGTGAAGGAGGGAGAGTAACAATTGTGCTTTCTCTCTTTCTTTTAACAAAATTTTGAACTCTATTTTTTTTGGAACTTTCCAAAATTTCAGCTACTTTTGTCACTGTAATCAAAACCAAATTTACAATGAAGATAAAATTTAAGAAGCTGGATAAATCAGTTCCTTCACCATTCAAGAAATACCCATCTGACTTTTGCTGGGACTTATACGCTACTTCATGCGAGAAAATTGCACCTAACGTTTATAAGTATGGATTAGGCATTGCGATAGAAATGGAAAGAGATTGGGAAACTATATTGAAAGGTTCTACTATAGATATGGGATTGAACACGGATATAGATTTATCCAAGTGCCCTTTTCATTTGTCGCTTGACCTTAGACCGAGAAGCAGCGTATGGAAAACTGGTATGGTCTTATCCAACTGTGAGGGAACTATTGATGAACTTTACCGTGGTGAGATGTCAGCTGTATTTTATCATGTTATGCCCTCCATGCCAAAGTACGAAGTAGGGGAAAGAATAGTCCAAGCTAAGATAGGCATTACCTTACCAATCGAATGGGAGGAAGTGAAAGAGCTTTCTGATACCGACAGAGGTGCTAACGGATATGGTAGTACGGGACAAAAATAAGAACCATTATGGAAAAGTGGATAAGCGTAAAAGAATACGCAAGGAGAATTGGCAAGACTACTTCGGCTGTCTATTATATGATAGCTAAGAATAAAGTCGAAGCCCGTCACTTTGCCTATGGAAATAAAAAAGGTCACTTAATAAAAGTAGAAGATGGTGAAGATAAAAGTGAATGTGAAGACGAAGAACGATAGTATTCCGTCTGACACTACGAAGAGAAAGATGCCAGTTATCACAAATCCTAAGATACGTAGAACTCCTCGTAGAGATGATACTAATGTTGGTGATATACGTGTTAAAGTTAAATTTCAAAAAGATACGGTTAAAGCATCTCCGACTTTAGAGAACCCAGATGTTATTATTGAACCACGTCATAATGAAACACCAGTTGGAAATATTAAGTTTAGAGAAAAGAATGATTCTATACGAAATGATACAGTTGTTGTTAAGATAAAGAGAAAGTAATGAATAGTTTATATCCTATATTAAGAAAAGTATTAGTTCAAGTAACTAAGATTGCCACAACAGTATTATTACTGATTGTGTTAATTGACTACTTTGAAAAACTTATAGCATTTAAGTTTGAAAGTGTGTATGAGGGTACAGATGGATATTACTATCTTTATACTCCTATATCATTTACCATTGCAGAGTATATTCAAATCTCATTCATTACTTCTCTATTCTTGCTCATTCTTAGTATTTCATTAAGATTTGGTTGGAGGCATCAAATTGGCATTGTTTACCTTTTAATTCTTTGCGTCCAAAGAAACTTCAATGATGTCTTATTCACATCGAATTCCGCGTTTCTGACTATCTGCTACACTAACATAGCAGTCATTCTCGTTATCCTATTCTTAGGCATTCAGCAATTCTTTAGAAACATTAAATCGGGACAGCATTAGGTTGCTGCCCCACAAATTATATGTAGCTATGGGAACTAAGGATAAACTACAACAGCTTTGCAGAAAGTATCTGAAAAAGTTGTACCGGAAAGCGAGAGATATCGGTCTTGATGAATTTGTCGAAAGGACTATTACCGAAAACGAAAATGGACGATGCACAGCCACAGTAGAACAAGTCAATATGCTGGCTTCTCTATGTGGGGATGATAGAATAAAAAGGGAGGAAATTCCCAACTTGCTTGGTCTGTCATACCGGAAGTGCAACGAACAAAAGATTTTCAAGAGAATACGTAAATTTAAAGACAAAGGTATCTACTCCAAAGTGGATGCTATAATTTTAAAAGACAAAATGATATGAAGAAGAAAATTAGACACAATTTCAACAAAGGGATTAAGCTGCATTTAGCTTGTGCAAATGACCTTATCAGACCAGTAATGAATTGCATATATTTCAAAGATGGATATGCAATTGCCTCCAACGGAATGATATTAATTAAAGCTTGCCTAAATGAGATTTGCAACTTTAGCGAAGAAGAGAAGGAATTACTGGAAGGTAAACTAATTAGTGCAAAGAACTTTAAGGAAATCATCAAGCATACTATTATTGAGATTGAAGAAGATGGTTTCCACGCTATATATGACGATTGGGACATAAAGTATAAGTTTGCAACTGGAGACATGAAATATCCCAATTATAACTTCGTTATAAGTCAATTCAAACCGGGATTTGCGGAAAAGGTACTTATTGACCCACTTAACATTGAATTGATAGCCGATGCTTTGAATGAAAGGAGAGGCATAAGATTTCATATCCCTAAAGATGATAGCAAAGGAATTAAGATTACATTTTTCGACAAAGAGTTATCTCTATCCGAAGCTCTTCTAATGCCTAAACTTGACTATTGATATGACGGAGCAAGAATACAAGGACTTGGCAAATAGTCAACCAAAGTATTACTATGAACCAAGAGGAAGAGAGTGGGCTTTATATGAGCGAGAAAAGGACGGCATGGGAGGGACTAAGATATTTGAGCATTGGGATAGAGAAGTTGTCCGCAAGCGATGCTATGAATTGAATGGCTGGGATTATAAACCGTCAGATGAATAGCCTATGCTACAGAAGATGTGCAGGAAGTATCTAAAAAGACTTCTCCCGGCTGCAAAGGAAGTAGGGTTGGAAGAATTTGTAGTTACTACCATAGATAAAAACAAGTCGGGTACTTGTGTAGCCACCAGACAGCAGGTCGATATGCTTGCCTCAATGTGTGAAGATAATCGGGTTAAACGTGAAGAAATACCAAATATTGTAGGTAAGTCATACCGATTCTGTCTGACTGGTAATCTTTTTAAGAGAATACGTAAATTTAAAGACAAAGGACTTTATTCCAAAATAGATACTTTGTTATTAAGTGAAGAACTAAAAACCAAATGATATGAAAATACTGATTGATATTCCCGATTGCTTCCTTGATGGGGACGATACTATGGTGAACATAGAAAGTGAATCTTTCTCATATTGTAGGATGAACCAGACCTATCACGGTTCACAAGATTCATTGGATGATGAAGTCAAAAGTAAACGACTAAAATAGTTATGCTATGATGTATGCGATATTTTTATTACAATGATTAAGGAGGAACTAATATGTTTGAAGATAAAAAAATAGGTGAGAGATTTGAATATGAAGGAGTAATCTTGGAAGTGGTAAATGAGCCTGATTTCCATTGTGGAAAATGTTTCTTTTATCAGAAAGAATGTGATAATATATACTGTTTACCGCATCAGAGGAAAGATGAAGAGAGTGTATCTTTTAGAGTGGTTGAAAAGGAACATATTAGTACCGTTCAAGACTGCGAACTGGCAGTTAGAGTAACCGAAGAAAAGGCTATTGAAGTGGCAAGGCAAACGATAGCAGATATCTTTAACGAAGTACATGGTATTAATCAGATTATGTACTTGGAGGACTTTGTAGCAAGACTTAAAAAATTATGATATGATAAGAAAAATAAAATTCAGAGGAAAGGACATTGATACGGGAGAATGGAGATATGGATATCTCTCTTTCTTCTATACTGCCGGAAGGGATAAAAACGGATTTATCCTTACAGACAAAGCACAAATATATTCCCAAGAAGACGGACGCTGCTACGACGTATTGGCTGAAACCGTTGGGCAGTTTACTGGACTATTTGACAAGAATGGAAAAGAAATCTATGAAGGCGACATATTACTTATGAGCGAAGACGATGGTTGTATGATATACAACAAGGTCGGAATAAAGGATGGATGTTTTGGGTATATCGGAGAGGTGAATGGCGAATTAATTCCATTTTGCCACTGTGATGTAATAGAAGAAGTTGTAGGTAATATTTTTGATAATCCTAATTTGCTGAATAATGAAGAAGATAATGTTCAATGATGACTATGGCTTAACACAAGCCGTATTGAATGGTCGGAAGACTATGACGAGAAGAATAATCAAATGTCCAGAAACATATAAAGGGCGTCCGGTTAAAGGTTTAAGGACTACCGGGTCAAAAGATATTCGCTTGGCAGTTGAAATGCTTGTGTACAATGAGGAGTGCGATGATTTTGTCCCGATGTATATCCAACCGAGATACGAAATAGGTGAAGTCATTGCCGTTGCGCAAAGCTATAAGGATGCTGGATATGATACCCACGATACATTTGGAGAATGCAGGTCTATTGGGAGTTATCCCGGATGGAAAAACAAGAGGTTTGTAAAGGCAGAGTACATGCCTCGCCACATTAGCATTACCAACATCAAGATAGAACGGTTGCAAGACATATCGGATGAAGATTGCTTGAAAGAAGGGATATATGAAGATTCGGGTGATGATGAGTTTCCGCCATCTATATTTTATGAATTTGAGGGAAACAAAGACAATGGATTTGATACTCCACGTGAAGCCTTTGCCGCCCTCATAGATAAAATATCTGGTCGTGGCACATGGAACAATAATCTTTATACATTTGCTTATGAATTTGAACTAATAGACTAATTATGAAGAAACAAACTTGGAAGATGCACTTCTATAAAGGAGTGCCATGTACATGGGAACATGAACCCTATGACGAAGAAAGAGAAAACTATACCTTTGAAGCGGACTTATACATAAAGAATTATGGCGGAGGCTATTCATCAGCAGTAATTTACCTTTGTCCGTGGCAAGAAAGGAATAAAGACTTTTGGCACTTAAAGGTCAATTATCAAGTATTTATGAGCGATGCTATTGATATGATTCAGAACGCAGTCAAAGGTAGAATCAAAGGTACATTTACTTGGGTAAAGGAAGGGTCTAATTATGGGATTAAATTAGTAGTAGCTAAAGAATAATAGTATGGTAATAAATACAAGATTCAGTGTAGGCGACCATGTAATATATCGTGATGGAATGGAAATTTACGAGGTCAAAATTGAAAAGGCACTTATATACAAAGTGACACTTGTCTAAAACTGATAACTAAAAGTAATAACTAATAAAAATAACGATTATGAAAGAAAATGAAGTATCATATAGAATTCTTTATATTGATGGAGAAAGAATTATATCAGAAGAATCAGTAATAGGAAGCAATTCAATCTTAGAACAATTAGAAAGTATAATTGCAAAAATTGAACTATCCAAACCAACGGGTCAACTGCAAAGCATTACTGATATTTCCAATAATACTGGTAATAGTTTCAATATTTTTAGGAAACTTAGATTTCAAAGAATCAAGTTCAAGCAAAAGCTTTTCAAAATTCTTTTTTATAAGCTCCTCTTGGGCTACAAACCCTCCTCGGAGAGCCATATCGCTTGCTTCTACGTTGAGAGAAATTATAACATCTCCCCCAATAGTATAATTTGTAGCACTTATAAGATTTAAACGATTAAAGGCGACTACGACCATTCATGTAGAGAGAATTGTGGAGTGTTTACTTTGCAGGACGTTATTGATAAACTTCCAAAGTTCATAACGCCTATGCCATCAAAACAAATTCGTTTCTCATGCTTTATAAACATATTTTGTGGTATCAAGTATGTAAATGAAGATGATGTAAACGATGTTTGAAGTTGATTAGGGGGAATAATCTACTTGAAATAGCCTATGAAATGCTATGTTGGTGTGTAGAAAATGGATATGTTGAACACAATAGTTAATTTCAGTTAATTATGGGGGGGGTAATTTCTAAATTTGTATCTTTACGTAAGGTTTAATCAATTAATATTCAACAATATGGAAATAGCAAGAGACAAGAACAATAACCACATGCAAGCAGTAGTTATAGACACTGCATATAATGTGGAGCAAGGACAAACTCTCAAATTAGGAGAGGGACTTTACCGATTTGCAGCTTATGAAGATACTACCTTCAATATGCCGTTCTTAGACCCTAATCACGAACGACCAGTTTTAGCAGCTATTTATATGCCTGCTGGCAGTGTCGAATACTTTTATGTCTACGATGGCACTCTTTCTGTTGTAGAAGGAAAACTCAATATCATGGGTTCTGACATTCAAACAAATTCATAGCCTATGTTAGTAAATGTTGGTAAACTAATGAGCCATACATCAACTAAGGGAGGGGGAGGAGTTAAGCACCCATTCAATCCTTCTTTAGTTGATGCGTGGTTTATGAGTGGGCTTTCCAATAGCGACAAGCCTACTCAAATAGTTGGAGTAAAGAAGAATAAACTCCAACTAAAGAACTTCGCCTATGCTCTGAATAGCGGGTTTGGAAAGTATGCTGTAAACTGGAATGGTTTTGTAAAAGCTACAGCAAACGCTAATTTCACCAACACCGATTCTTCTATTCATCTGACGGAAATATTGGTGGCAGACGGAAAGTTTTTGCAAACAAATGCAGACGGAACAATAGAAGCGTGTCAAATAAAGGTGGAAGGCATAACGGATGATATTAAGTTAAGATATGTATCTTATGCCGAAGACGGTACCGGAACATACACCTATCTTAAGAATGGTATCAATAACCTGCCAATATCCTACAAGAAATATACCGGGTTTGCTGCATCTGTAGTTGGTACTTGTAATATCACCATCACCCAACTGCCATCTGCCTATGAGGGTGCACTTGTGTTCGATGGAGTGGATGATTACGGTATATGTACTGGACTTCCTATTCTTGACGATTATACAGTGATATGCAGGAGAGAAATAGTCAGTATCAAGAATAATTCTGCTGTTGCATCTAAAAGGACTAATGGTTCTATGTGGAATGGAGCTTTTACATTTGAAAGGCAATCTATTAATACTAATAATTACTTATTAAACTACGGAGCGAGCAATAGTATTCCTCTTGCACAGGATAGCGTTTCTTACCAAACATCATTCTCTTATAATGGTACGACCATAAATCGAGGTACAGCAGAGGACACAAACCAATTATCTTTAGGATGCGCTTTGGTAACTACTACTGGAGCATCGTATGAATTCTTAAATTGTGCCATCTATTATTTTGCCCTCTATAACAAGTCGCTGACACCCGAAGAGGTTGAAGAGGAGAAAGTAAAGCTTGAAAATTATTGGGAAGGAGGTAAAAATGAATTGGCTTGAAATACCCGTAGAAGACTTGAAACAATTCGACAAGGATTGGGAAGTCAGAAGAAAGAATGTAGACGAAACAAAAGCTCTTTTGCATGAGGGAATATATAATGAACTTGTACCACAAGTTGAACCATTATCAGAAGAAGGAGAACCGATAGTCTATCCCTATCCACTTCTTGACAATCAAATGGTTGAAGCTCTGTTGGAAACTTCTGAATGGTCTAATATAGATGAATAAGGCTATACTTGTAGGATGGATTACTGACATTAGAGAAGTCGGTAGTTATGGGGTAATGGTGAAACTCAAAACTTGCGAAAAGGGTTTTACTACCCAAAAAGGCTATAAGGTAGCTGATAGGATAGATTATCATGTATGCCTTGCAAAAGGAACAATGACACGATACATTCTCGACAACTTCAATGTAGGCAACTTAGTTGAACTTACTGGGAAGATATACAACAAGCTGGAAGAAACCAAACATGGCGATAAGGTTCAGTTAACCAATATCCACATACAGACAATCAATCTGTATTCTCTGAACAACATATCTCCGGTTTCAAAAAGCAATGGTGATACAAAATCTGTAGAAAATCCCGATTTATATTTTGAATAACTAAAGTTTATTGCTACATTTGTGCTACAAACTTTTGGTTCATAATAACAGCATTTTAAACCCTATTCTTTAGCTTGCGAAAGTGACATTTCTAATTTTCTTGTAGGGAGGGATTAATTTCTCTCCCTTATTTTTTGGAAAGTTCCAAAATTTAGCATACCTTTGCCTTATCTTAAAAAAAGAAAATCAATGGAGAAAAAGAACTACTTAGACGATTGCCTCGCAACGCTTCAAATTCCGTCACTCCCTAAAAAAACTTGGGACAAGGTTTCCGAATTTAACAAAGGAATTTGCCTTGTAAGACGGATTGACGGAACAGAAAACTATGCAATTTGTCGGTACAATAAAGAGAAGGACGAAGCTGTCAAAGTCGTTAAAGATTTCTGCTTGGCGACATTTACAGAAATTCTTGAATGCTATCCAGTTCCCGACTTTGTGGAAGCTGACATTGAAAGTATGGACTTGGACGAAGCCAATAAAATGGCAATGGAAGAGTTGCTGGAAGAACGTCAAGAAGCTATCATGGAAGACGTCGAAGTTGAGGAGGAGAAACTTCCGGAGTGGATATATCCATTCATCAGCAACCGGGAAGAAGCTCTTGCATTCCTTAAAAGTAAGAGAATAAGAAACGCCCACTCTCTGAAATCTGACGAAGCTGTCAAAGCTAAATTGTATTTAGTTTACGAGGACGAAAAAAAGAAAAATAAATAACCAAAAATGATATGATGGATATTAGTAAAATGAGCAAGGCACAGCTTGTAAAACTCATAGGTACTTCCTATGTATTCGTGCCAAAGACCAAAGGACACATGTATTGCAGACTGGACGATAGAGGAATTTCTATTGCAGTTACCGACGATTACTCAGTTGTGTCTACCAACTTCCATAGAAACGTATTTACCAATGTAGTAAGTGGCGGTTATTCTAATCCTTATCTGTGGCTTAGAACATTCTGTGAGTGCATCGAAGCAAACAAAGAATTTGGAGAAGTTAAGGACAAGAATGGGAATGTACAAGGTTTCAGCTTCTCTCAACTGATGGAACATGCTGACGAAATGCCGGAAGAGATTGTTAAGGTATTGCAGCATACAGAGCGATGGATTTATACGCTTTCCGAGCCAGCCTTTGCCGTTGGAGGAGATACATTGCAAGTCACCAATGTAATGTGTATGTACTTCTCATACTTGGCAAAAAGTAATACCATGCTCATGCCAGCACCTTCCGATATTTCTCGCAACGAATTTTATCAGAAGTATATCGAAACTATCCGCTATCTTTCTCTTGAAACAACGCTTGATGAAGAAAAGGTAAAAGATTTGAAGGAACAAATCTGCAACATCGAACGTGAGGCAATGAACAAGATTGAGATTCTGATAAGGGATAACGGTGGTGAATTTAAACAATCAATTGCCATTCCTAAAAGAGAGGTTGATGAAGGAGAAGCCTTAAACGAAATGAGGAGTGACACTTAGCTTTTTATAAAAAAAGCCAATGTAGCGAAAACCAAGCTACGCAGAGTGATTTAAAATAGTATTAACCCAACCGATGGCGCATCGGGGATTGGACGGTGAGAACCCAACTATGGACGACTGGAGCGCAAGCTCCCTAAGAAGTAGTGGCTCGATGAAACGTCAAGTTGTCCAAGTGTAAGCTTGGATATAAACGCCCGAAATGAAGAATGATAACGTGGAGTAACATTGTTGCGGTCGTAATAGGCATGGCATTTATATACTGGCTATACAAAATTAGCGATTATGGAAATCCTTTTATAGCTGGCTTTATGAGCGTTTTATGGTTATTCTCCCTAATCATATTCTACGCGATTTGGGGAGGAATATTTTGGTGGTAATTAAACTAACAACATGAGTAAGATAGAAAGATTTAAAGAGATAGTTGCTGAAATGGCAACGCTCTACGAAAACAAGAACAAAGATTATGGCGATTCATTCGGCAAGTCAATCAAAGAACATGGCAATATAGCTGGCATTGTTCGCATGGAAGATAAGTTTAACCGATTGAAGTCATTGCTTAATAGTAATGAGAAGCCTAATTATGAATCGGTGTCTGATACGCTGACTGACCTTGCAAACTACGCCATTATGATGCGTATCGAACTTGAAGGTAAAGAAGGTACTACTCAAAAGGCTACTCAATTTGAATGTAAGGTAGATGCAGACCTATCATCTCTTGTCGGTAAAATCATGACTTGCCCACACAAAAGTCTGTCAGAGGACGGAGCAGAGGAAATAAATAAAGCTTTGCGCCAGATATTGGCAGATTTAGAAGAAACAGAGAGAATCTTTAAAGAACCTTTTGAAGATTCAGATATAATCAAAGAAAAGATATTAAAGTCTTTAGCTAATAGGTTCAAAGAAATTGCCGATGATATATTTTGTACAATAAAATTCTAAAGTGGTCGAATTTGACTACTTAAAAATACCGTCTGTGAAGATAGTTTAGATTGATTTTCAATTTTTCATTAAGAGTGATTTTAATATTCTTATACCCTTCTTGCTTGTGAAAGTAGGAAGGTTTTTTGGAACTTTCACAGATTTAAGCTACATTTGTAGCGAAGTCTAAACTTAAATATTTAACGAAATGGCTGGAACAACTTTTACCAACAAGCGACTTTCCTATCATGTGTCTAACACAACTGGCACTATCACATTGGAAGGTGACGCTACAATCAACTCACAATCATTGATTGATTCATTCAATGGTAGTGTAAACTCTACTACCGGACAGTACGGCAACTTCTCTTACTCTGAATCCGATGGGGGACAAGTAAACAGAAGCTACAACGGCTCAAAGGAAATCGAAGTAGAGGCTTGTGACCTTATTGATTCTGTAATTGAAGACATCAAAGCAGAAGCATTGAAATAATGGTTAATTACGAGCAGACAAAGAGCTTGATGAAATCAAGAGGGGTAGATAACCTCTCTCCTCTTGACTTCTCTTTTTCACTGATGGTAGCTATTGGTATCAATGAGATACAATCTTATATGGTTACTATCAGAGGGAAAGAGTACGAAAAGAAAACCGAAGAACAAATACCTAAGTTCCGTGAAAGATGTAGCTTGGAGGTTACAGACTATCTTGAACGGACAGATATTAAAGAAACTATAAGGTTTCTTAGGACAGAGCACGATAGGAATATCAAAGATACTGCCTTGCAGCTTGAAGATATTGACTTCAACGCAGAAGACTTAAGAAAGATATTGGCGAAGTTCTTGAAAGAGAAATACAAGGACATTGACGCAGCCGATGCAAAGGACTTGCTCAACGCCATCAAAATATACGTGGATAAGTTCGGAGATTCCGGAGAGGATGGGGTTGCCAAGTTCAACCGACACTTTATCCAAGTCTATCCTCCATATAATGCTGTATGCCCCAACTGCGGGAAAGAAATTGACCTTCCTCGTGGTGTCAATTCTAAATGCAAGCATTGCGACCATCAGTTTGTATGGAGTGAAGAAAAGGAAAGATATTATTAATGACACTCATATACAAAGTGATGTATATAATTGCCATTGATTTGTTTAATCTCATATTTGATAGTGTTAGTAGACGGCATCGGTCTGTGAAGATAGATGCTTTTTAGTAGAAACATTTTAAAACAACATAATAATGAAAACATCTAAAATTGTAAGCGTTTATAAAACAATGAACGACAGCAAACTCACTAAGATGGAGGATGCTGACAAGTTTAAAGTTATTAAAGCATTGAGAGCCATTAAGCCAATCAGTGAAGGCTATGAGGAGTTTGTCAAGCTGACACACGAGAAGCTGAAAGACGATAAAATGGAAGAGATGCAGAAGAAAGCCCAACACTGGCAGGAAATGCAGTCACAAGGAAAGGAAGTTGAATACTCCTTTGAGGAGCGCAAGGAACTCAATGAGTATTTCCAAAACTTCAACAATACCATTGAGAAGCTGATGAAGGAAGAGGGCGACAAAGAAAACGAACTCACCTATGACAAGTTGAGTGAGGATGCTTTCGGAAAGTACATCGCTTCCAACGACTTCAATGTAAGTACCATCATGGACTTGCAGGAAGTTCTTGTAGGAGAATAGTATTTGTTGCATATTACATAGTTTATTTAGAGGTTAGGGGGAGCTTGTGAAAGTTCCCCTTTTCTATTGTTACGTTATTGGTCGTAGAGGTACTACGGAATCTGTATATCTCGATGAATCAAGAGTAACCCAGACTTTATAGGATTCGTCTGCTTCTATATCAAATGTCTTTCTGATAACTGTGTATGTTTCACCAGCAGCCACAGTGAATGTTCCTAACTCTAATTTTGTTTCACCAACCATCTGTGGGTCAAACAAGTCATGTTTAGCGAAGCGAACCCACAGCCAATTATTAGTAAAGGTCTTGCTTGAACTTGTCGGGTTCTTGACTTGAACAGTCACGGTCAATGCAGTTGCAATCATTCCAATACCAGCATTGATGATGATATTATATGTGGTACTTACTACTTGTATCTCGGCAACCTTAGTATTAGGCAAAGTGAAATAGCCAGCAGCCTTATCCGCGTCCAGTATGCCAAGCTTTACAGTAGACAAGAAGGGATAGACATTATATGTGTTTACTGGCAATCCTCCAACTGGTACTTGTACCAGCATTGTCCCTGGACTGTCAGCAGTCAGTCGTTGCGACCTTGTTCCTCCTTTCTGAACCATATATACACCAAAGTACATATCCCCTAATGTATAAGCCACACCCTGCCATACCAATCCACCTATATCACTTAACGATAGGTTTCCTCCCATTGAAGACGATGGATTATAAGCTACTGTAGCGTTGAATGTACTTCCGCTTAGATTATCTACTTGCTTTGGAACTGTAAACGAGTGAATTGGCGCCATTGCTTCCGGCATATACCCTTCAAAGTCAAGAAGCCGGAAAGGTGCATTGCTTCCTCCTTGTGGCGGTGAATACTTATATCCATTTGCTCCGTCAGAAGTCATTTTACTTACTATATCCTTATAAGTACCAGCCTGCGCACCGCTTGTATCAATACCACAATTCCCATTACTACTTTTCCACCAATTTGAGTTTGTAAGATTGATATTTTCTGATGGGTATATTACGGGCTTATACTTTGCCCACATATTTGTTTTACCATGAGTATTCTTGCACAAATAACCTAAATCATAACTCGATACACCCAATGCTGTGCGGACATCATCAATACTGACGGGTGCTACGATTTTCCCACTTGATATTGGCATAAATAAACTATTTAGTTCTTGGAGAACTTGGTAAGAAACATGGCTTTGTGCTACCCATAGCAGCATTGAAGCCGTTAACAACTCTCATTTTCTTTTTCATATCATTCTTTATAATACATTGTATCTTAAACTTTTACACAAAGGTAAACATAATTATCCACAAATGCAAGTTACCAAGTTCTCCAAGAACTTAATACTTGCGATATGTCAAATAGCGGAGGAAAGATTACAGCACCAGTAAGCATAGAAGATGTGCGTACTGTTTTAGGCGTTTCAAGCTATGACTTGGGTACACTGTGCAAAAACAGCAACGGTAAAATAAACAAATGGTCTAAATATAAACCAGTTAGACAGCCGTTTGTGGTTGCTCCCAACAGTAATTGGTACAAGGCAAATGATGGCTTCTGTGGACTTAAAGTAGGATGGTCTACTGCCGGAGATAGCAGTCTGACAAATTTAGTCAATGCCTACAAGCAAGGCACATGGGACTATTTACCTCCTACGGGTGGAGATAGTCAGCCATTTAGATTGCTTGACTTTGAAGGCTATGACCACAACGCTGGACCTTTTGTAAGCAGTAAAATGAAGAAAGGAACTGAACTGAAAGTCAACACAATGGCAAGCAACGCTCTAACATTGGCTGTAACTTACAACAGTTCATCCACATCATTACAGATAACGGACTTTGGAAATGCAGGAGTTGGCTTAGACCGAGCACATCTTGCAGCAGCCTTATACAATAAAGACCCATTGTTGTATAGTGACGCTACCAGATTGCAGACTGTCATTTCAGATACTCCGGTAGACCAGAGAGGAACAGTTACCTTTAACTTTACTGCAAGTGATATAAATACCACAAGGTTCGTAATGTTGTTCTTAGCTTCTACCACAGTATCAAACAACATGTGCATCCCTTATGATGATAACAATTACTTCTTGTTTAAAGTAGACATTACACAAGAGTACGGATTAAATATTATACCGGATAAGATGGGTGGATATACTAATGGCTTCCATGAAATAACGTATTACCAAGCAAATGCCTATGCCTCAAATAACGGTTATGCAGACGTATTGTTTTTCTTTAAGATAACAAATGAATCGGGAAAGACAATCACGATAGGAAGCGGTTCGGGTGTTGACTACAACCTAAGAACTGAATTTGGAGGTATATATACAACCAATTTGCAATACTGTGATTCTGCTGGCAATAACATAAATTCTAACATTTCTATTGCAGCCGGGAAAACTTGGCAAGGATATTTTAAAGCATCAAGAATGTTTTTAGACTTTGTAAATACATGGAGCAGTAGCACAACTCAGTCAAGAGGAGGTTTGTATATTCAAGCCTATAACCAGGGCTATGGTGTTCAGAAGGGATGGCAGAATGTTTCGCCATATTATATGATAATGGTAAAGAGATAATGGATATGGGAAAGAAAGTAGATTTATTAATTAAAGGTAACTTATTGGTTATCAATAATATAACTGGGGGGGGGATTTTTAGTACCTCACTTGAACAGTTAGAAGAACATTTTAATGTTAGTGAAGCAGCGATAATTGAAGGGGACTTGAATGTAGAATCTTTCGATTGTCGCTCTTTGTGTGTGGTTGTGCTTGGTGCAGTAGTTGCGAAAGGAGGTAACTATGTCAGTTAATAGTGGAAGATTAATAGCTCCATTAAATATTGGAGTAGATATACCAGCAGCAATAGGTTATTCAAGTACCGATTTAGGAACATTATGTAAAGCAGATTCTATTAATAAATTTGCAAAGTACAAGCCAGTTAGATATGCTAAATTTAGCGAGTTAACTCCATTAGAAAGAAAATCTACAAATTATGGATTGTCTTGTTATGAAGTTTCAGCTTTAGTAACAGAAATGGTAAGTTCAATACCTACTACTGGAAAATGGGGATATACAAAACCTAATGAATATTATAGAGCAACTGACTTTTTAAATGAAGACTATCCTACTAATTTTGGATATAATCATTCAGCAAAAGCTCCTGCTTCTGGATTTAAAAATATAACTATTTATAGTGATGAAATAAATAGTTTGCCTACCTATACATTTAATGCTAAATTTGGAGATAGTTCTTGGGAAGGTATTGGAGATACTTCGGGAATAGAAATCCCATTAAATCAACTTACTATAATAAGTGGAATGCCAATTTCAAATGGTAATTGGAGATTTGGATTAGCAATATATTTTCCACATGAAAACGGAGGTTATATTGTTCAATATGCTTCACATGAGAAAGCTATTACCTCTTTAAGTTCTTCTGCTGATATTTCTAAAATGATTATTAATCTATCATTATCAGATAGAGTAAAACAGTATATAAAATCAGCTATTGATAAGAATGTAAAAACATTAGATGCTATTCCATTCATAGGCTATAATCTAACTTATGTAACTACTGACCCAGCAGGCAAATACTTCCGTTTCTTAGGAGGAGGAAGAGCTTTTTGTATGCCAGAAGGAGAGAAAATTACTATTAATATAAAAAATGCTTCCGAAGCTTATAATGTAAAAGTTACTGGTGGATATGTAATGTATTATAATATCGATGCAGGAAATAGAAATTTTGCATTGAATGAAGATGGAATAAGTATTTGGACTAAACCTAAGAATAGTTATTCTTGTGGTATGACTGTAATATTTGATTTTTCTTATAACTCTACTGGAAAATTATTAAATGCTTCTAATGTATATTTAGGATTAGAAACTGTTTATATTAATCAAGCTGGCTCTATTGAAATGATGAAAAATGGGACATGGACTGCTGTAACATCTGTTGCAAGTGCTGGAACTTATAGAATAACAGCAAGAGAGAGCTATACGGGAGGAACAAGAACTGCTTTATCTACACTCTTAAATAATTTACCTTCTTATACTACTACTAATAATATTCAACCAGTATTAGGAATATGGGTTAGATTTGGAGTAAATGGGGTAAATGTTGATAAAAAAGGAGCTTCCATAACAGTTAGAATGTTAGACCCATTATAAATCTTGCTCATATCAATAAGTTTTCGTATATTTGCAATGGATATAGAACTTAACTTGATAGGTTACATGATTTTTTTATTCATTTTTAAAGCATCTGCTGCGAAGTAGGTGCTTTTTTATTAGTTAAAGATAGGTATTCTCGTCTATACGGTGCATAGTCAAAGTACCCATAATATAGTTCCTACCAGTAGGGCGATTAACTATTATAGTTGTAGGTTCATAAGAATCTAAACATACAAACTTACTTTCTGCACCAGCATATTCAGATTTGATAGTCACTTGATGACTTGTCATATAACTAATGAAGTTCTTGTGAACCGTACGAACATCAACCGTACTATCGTGGAAATCATCTATGATAAACGAAATCTCTACATCGGGATTTTCGTAGCACACTTTATCCGGTACGAAGACATCTTCCTTGTTGCTGTTAATCCAAGAAGCCGTATAGATATTCTTGGGTTCTCCTTGTGCAAGAAATCCGTCCATCTTCAATATACGAAGACCTTTCCATTTAACTGTGAAGTCGGTATAGTCTTCAATACCAACTTTTACGAAATATATATTTGCTCCTAACATAATCAGAATGGCGTATAAGATAAATAATACACATCTCCTGCGTTGGTTATATAGAAATGTATATAATTAGCACCTAATGAGATATTCAATACTAAATAATCATTTTCCATATCCGGTATTCCCTCTGGTGCATCTTCTGCCTTCTCTATTGATTTAGACACGTAAACATTATAATATTTATTCGGATGCATCAAAGAAAAAGTCAAAAAATCTTTTTGATTTGCTATATGTTCATAAGCATTATCCAACAATGCAACAAATTCCGGGTCTTCTTTTGTAAATGGTGCTAAAGTTGGAACTAAGGGAGAAGAAGACAAGAAGAAATTCATTATCTTTTCGGGCAATGGCTCTTGAACATTCTTTCCACCTTCTGCTTTATAGAACACTGTAGCTGCGCTCTTATCGCATAATATGTTTCTTGGTTGTTTCATAATCGTAAGTCTTTAGTGAACATTTTTACTTTACCATCATTCTCTAAAACCTTCACTTCACATTTGGGAGAATACATATAGACTACAACATTACTGTGTACGTCTACATAGTCAATAGTTAAAACACTTTCATCAAACAGATAAATACGTATGGTGTTAAATCCGTCCAATTCCAAGTGAACATTAGACTTATTGGATATATATATAGTTGGGCATTTAGTTTCTTGTACCGATATGCGGCTATCACATTGGACGAAGTGAGAAACGTCCTCTTTTAAGGTTATATAATCGTGATTATCTACCCACATAGAGTAAGTATAACCATCCACTTCATCTACATCGTTAAAAGTGTGCTTCCCGTTTATATAGTCAGCAAACTCCCTTTTTAAAAAGTCAACGGACATTCCCCAGCCTTCATACATTGAAGTTGCCATATATGGAATACTCTGTTGTTGCAAGGCAAGCTGCATAAGTTTCTCTCTATCCTCCTTGCAAGCTTTCCACTCCTTATTGTACTCGCTGCACAAGTCCCGTAACAAAGAGTTTTTGTAAAAGTATAGTAAGTTATGCTCCATCATTCTTCTTTATACGGTATTAATAATAGTGAGGGAGAAGTGCACCGTAACCACTTTCAACAAAGGAGCGACCTTTATCTATCTCCCTCACTACAAATATACTAATTAATCGGGTAATATCCTAACATTTACACCATTTCCTGCGGCAGTAGAAATATTTACCGTCCAAACTTGAATGGCTTGAAGTATCTGATAACTACTTCTCATTTGAAGCAACATCTGCGACATCGTGCCTGCATTGACATTAGTCATATCCCATATACCCTGCATGATGGTAGTTTGCTGGAATACTTGCTGGCTTACCATATTCATATAGGCTTCAATAGCCCCAGCAGTTTCTTCACTCACGGATTGTATTCCTTTCTGTAAGGAAGAAAGGGCTGCGTCTTTCACTCCACTACCGAACTCTATACCAAGTTGACCCATTAAGTTCTTTAAGTCCTCGTTTATCAAAGGAATTAGCTCTTTACCTAAGTCAGCTATCTGTTTAGCTTCTTCGGCAGTAATACCTACACCGCCAGCAGAATTTTCTTCGGTAAATCTCTTAACCATAGCAAACATACTTTTCAACCGTTCTCCGACAATCGTAGAAGCAAGCGACTTGACAATCATATTTGTTATTAAATCATCGAAGCTCTCCTCTAAATTTTCCATTGTATCAGCACCTTCTTTCCAAGCTGAAATCCAAGAATCGGCAAAGCTTTCTGCGGCAGATTTTACATCTGTACCGAGCAAAGTGTTTACTATATTAGTAGTAGCATCATCAATGGCATTCTGTAAGTCGGTAACTTGACCCTCTAATTCTATGATTTTGTCTTGGTCGCGGTTTTTCTTCTTCCGGCTCTTTTCAAGTTGAAGCTGACGCTGAACTTCTGCAAGCTGTGCCTTCTGATTTGCGATGGCGGCTTTCTGTGCTGCAATTTCAGCTTTACCCATCGACTTATCAACAGCACGTTCAAGATTCTTGTAAGCGTTCTCTAATTGCTTAACTCTTCTCTCGCTCTTTTCAACCTCTCTTGTGATTTTCTTGTTTCCGGCATTGAATATGGCTGATACTCCTTGCCAGATACCTCCTAATGTGTTGATTGTTCCACCTAATATATCTCCTCCTGCTATTTGAGCAATTCCTTGTGCAGCTTGTGAAGCACCTTGTATAGTTTCACCAATAGTAGATATAGTATCAGAAACTCCCTCGGAAAATCCCATCTGCTCAAAGATGTTTCCTATGGAACTAACGGACATACCCAACTGACTTACATATTCAACAGTACTTTCAAATGAACCGTCAAGTCCTTTAAAGTTATCCTTCAAATTCTCAACTTGGTCTGCAAGTAAAGCAAAAGGATTACGAGAATTTACTTCCGTCTTTAAAGCCTTAATACGTGCCATTAACTCTTTGTATTCATTAATTGGCATGTTGGCTCTATTAGCTACCGCAAACCTCTCTATCTCGTCAATCATATTATTCAAAGACACTGTACTGATTGCATTCAAGTCTTGGAATGACTTCTCCCAAGCATTAGAAGTATTCTTCCATTCCTCAAAAGCTATCTTAGTCTTTTCTTGTTCCGCACCAGTATCAACAGCAAGAGAGAGCTTTGGAGCTTTCTCGTTTATAAAGTTCTGTATCTCTTCAATCTCACTTTCTATCTCTGCTCTTACATCGGGGCTTTCAGTCACAGACAACTGCAATTCCAGCTTTGCCAAATCAGAAGTTGCATCAGTAACTCTATTGGAGATAGAAGCTTGGTCTTCCAAACGTTTTCTTTCGACCTCTGCTATCTTATCCTCCATTTCAGCGTACTTATCTGCAATAGACTGGAAGTTCTTGAAATCATCCAATGCGGCTTGTTTGATAGTGTCGCTTAATCTTTTCTGAATATCTTCAATAGCTTTTGAAGCGTCACTCTCATTCTGAACCAAAGTATTAAGAGAACTTTTCCAACTGTCAACTCTTGTGTCGTTAGGGTTCTGATTGATTAAGTCTTGTAATTTCTGCTGTTCCTTTTGGAAGGATGAAACTTTTTCCCTCAAACTATTCAATGTAGCATTAACATCAGCCTCCAACTGTTCAAGTGAAACTGGGTCATATTCAAACAAGCCAGCGAACAGTGAACCGAACTGCCCAGCGCCTTCAATATCCAATTCCAGTTCGTAGCCTTGGAACATTCCCTCAATCTTGCGTTTTGCCAAAGCAACACTTGCAGAATTTATAGAGATAGAATATTCAATCTCGCTCTGTGCCTTCTTCCCGGCAACCAACTGTTTAGCTTCTGGCGATTTGAGGGTTTCAGCTATCTTATTATAGAACTTTGGAGCACTACCTTTATCAAAGGTAATCAAGTCGTTAATATCAACACTGACACCCTTAAACGCATTGTCGAATAAGTCTTGGTAAGCTTCCTTCACTTTTTCGGTAGCATAGGTTATATTGCCAGTGTCTTTCACAAGCTGCAAGAACTTCTTCTGAATATCATCTACCAACTTAATCTGTTGCTTCAATAAATCCATTTCCTCCTTCTTTGCCTTATTCATCTCTTTTTGAGTGCTAAGGTCAAGATTTAATGCAGAGGCAATTTGTCTTGCAACTTTCAAACGATTGGCAACATATTCTTTTTCTTCGGGACTTGCAGTAAGACCTTTAGATATTTCTTCTTGTTGTGCAGTAAGCGACCTATATTCCTTTTTCAATCGGTCAATATAACTCCAAATATCTTCATCCTGCTTAATGGCAAAGCCTGCACCAGCACCACCTCCAGCTTTCTGAACAATAGAATTAACATTCTTCTGCCAATCCTTTAACTCTACATTGTACTTTTGAAGTTGTTCGGTTATCTGGTCGTACATATAAGTATTGCCAAGTTTCTTATATGCAGCTTGAAGTTCGATAAGTCTTAGCTTCTCGTTCTTCTGATTTTGTTCCAGCTTCTTATATTTCTCATTGATATTATCTATTGCTTGACCTTCTATTACACTGGAATAAGTTGGTCTATTGCTGATAATATCACTGGCTTCACGAACTTCTTGAATAGCCTTCTTTTGCTCTGTAATCGCCTTACCTAACTTGTCAATGCTTCCGGATGAACCAAATAAAGACTGAACAACTGGATTAAGCTTTTCCATTTCAGCAGTAGAACCGCCAAGATACTTCTTAGAGATAGAGTAGAATCTTGCCATATAAGTTTCACCTTTGGAAAGTCCTTTATCCAAACTTGCAACAAAGTTTCGGGTAATCTCTTGTGCATTTACTTTAGAGATACCTCCTTCTGTCATTTTCTCTATAATATTGGCAATAGCATCTTGTTGTTGTTCAGAGTACTTTTCTGTTATTACTTGATAACTCTTTTCAAGAGCTTGTGACTTTGCTTTATTATAAATAGCATCTACAACTTTATTGTAATTTTTAGCAAGTTCAGAAGCATAGTTGATTTCAGTCAACATATTGGGGAGATATGAGCCATAAGTATTGTTTATCTCCTTCAAAGCATCGCTGAAATTTCTACTTCCTTTTTCCGATTCATTCAACTTCTTTACTAAAGCGTCAAAATCAGAAGTCATTTGCTGTGCATTTATAAGACCGCCAGCAGTAATACTTTCCAGTTCTTTTCTAAACTTAGTGGCATTTGTGTATGCTTGATAAATGACAACTCCTAATGTAGCTAATCCAGCAGCTACTATCGCATAAGGATTCTTTGCAACGGCAAGAAGAGTTTTATTCAGATTTTGAGTTGAAGCTTCTGCAAGCTTTGTCGCAGCAGCTTTATCTCTTAATGCTTTTCTTGCTATTACCAAATATTCAGAATACTTACGCAAATTCATGTTAGCAGCAAGTTGTATAGTAGCAACTCCTATTTGAACTGTCTTATAAAAACCTAAAGCAGTAGCAACAACTGTCAATATATTAGCTACACTTCGCCAATTTTCAAACAAACTTCTTACAAGAGATATACTTCCAGATAATATTCCTTGGTTCTCCTTACCAATCTCATTCAACATGAAGTCATAAGCATCAGTCAAGTTAGATAACTGTCCTGCTAAAGTTTCAGCCTGCTTTGCTTGGAAGTCATAGAACATACCGCCTTCATCTGTATAACGATTTAAAACTTTCATTACATCAGTAAAGGAAACCATCTTATTAGACATTCTATCCATGACATCACCTACTGAAACAATTCTTTCTTCTTGTTCAGTGTACATCTTGGCAAGTTCAGAAGTTATAGAAAGACCAGCATTGGCAAAGTCACGAGCATCCCTTGCTGTAAGTACAGTCTGTGCCCTAATCTGACCTAAGTTGTAAGTCAAACGTTCCATTGGTACACCAAGAGCGGCACTAATATCTGCAATACGTTTTGAAACATCTACAAGTTCTTCTGCTTCAAAGTTATAGGCAGCAAGCATTTTTGTTGTACTTGCCAAGTCTATTACGGTAAATGGAGATTTAAGAGCTAAAGTCTGTTGTTCCCGGAATATCTGAGAACCTTTTTCAAAGTCATTAAGTACAGCACCGATTGAACGTTCAAGCAATTCATACTGACCTCTAACGTCCATAAGACTTTTTACAAATCCCGTGATAGCTCCTAAACCAGCATAGAAGAGAACTCTTTTACCTAAGTTCTTGAAGGATTCCATCAATCCGCTATTTACCTTTTGAAGCTGAACACCAGAGGAGATAGCATCAGCATTTGCTTTTTTCAAACTTGCCATTTCCTTATTTACAGTAGCAAGTTTTGCAGCATAATTAGCATCATCTGTGGAGAGATTACGTTGTACAATCTGCAAGGCTTTCAGCTTTTCAATTCTTTCTTGGATTGACTTATTGCCCATAGCCATAGCCTTTTCGTAGCTTTGACCTCCTTGTGATATTCTACTCTTCTCCTCCTCTCTTGCTATTCTTGCTGCTAAGTTGGCAGTCTGCTGACGGAGCAATATTTCTCTTTGAAGCAGCTTCTCCCTTTGAGCAACATGAACATTAATCCTTGCCTCTTGCACATCAGTTTTTACAGTAGCCAATTGCTCCATATTATTCTTAATACGGGTAGTGTTCCCTTGTATCTTAGAGAATACTTCTCGTAAATTATTGGCGACTTGCAAGGCTTGGTTCATAGAATTAACGTCTACAGATACATTCGTAGTAGCAGCTTGCGTGGCAGCAGTATTACCTTGTGCAATATTAGTTGCGCCCAAACTTTTAAGCTTAGCTTCCAACTCGGAAATCTTTGTTTCCAAAGGACGGATTTGCTGGTTAAAGCCATCAACTAAGCCCTTACCAATATTCTTACCCAATTGGTCGGCAAAGCCCTCCACACTCGCCAACTTGCCTTCCAACTTGTTGGTGAAATCCTCCAGACGCTTTTCCGTCTTCTTTAGAGTTTCATCAATGCTTGATAACAAGTCCTTATCAGACATTGAAGCACTAATAACTACATCTTTATTGTCTGCCATCGCTGCTACTTTTTACTTGATTCTTGGTATAGTATCTAACACACTACGTTTAGGTGCTTGCAACTCACTTCTATCACTTTTACGTCGTTTCCAAAACTTCTCCCATATTTCCTTATCTTTGCCACGCAAATACTTGATATGGGTGCTGTCTACTGTCAAGAAAAGAACTTGTGCCATAGACAATCTATAAAGATAATCATCATACGTAAACTGCGGAAAGCTACGTATGAAATCACCTAAATCTCCGATTTGGCTTGCCGCCATAATGTTAATTGTTCCGCCACCGTCTTCCTCATATTCGTCTGCGAAACCATAAGAGCCTTCCCCGATATGAGCACCGTAAAAACCGGTGATAAGTCGATGCTGTTTATTGCTTCAATAATGATTGCCGCCCATTGAGCAGGCTCAAATACGGAGTTGAGAATACGAGCCTTCATAAAAGCTATCAGTTTGTCATTTCTGCTCATAACTTCTATCGCACTCGCATAATCGGTTATATCATCTGGTGAGAAGAGGTGATTAACAAGAATGATTGCTACAATCTCGGAACTTACGTCCAAGTCTGTACATAGAGCGTACATCATGCTCTTATCATCCTTAATATCCTCTTCCTTTTGTAATTTCAACGCTAATTGGAAAATACGCTGGTATGAGTATGCCCTCAACCGATGCACCTTATACTGCTTATCTCCTAACTTGACAAGCGTAGGATTGTCAGTCATAATCTCTGATATTTCCCTCTTTAGCTCGTCCGGTATAATTAAATCCTTTTCTTCCATTATCATTTGTGTATTAAAGAAAAAAGGACAGCAGCAAACAAGCCACTGCCCTTTCTCTTGATTTATAATGGGTCTTAGCCTCCAACAGAAGGTTCAGCCATCTTCATCTCAACCGTTTTGCCATCATTGTCAACTAAAGCAGTGATAGCGATGTGCAGTTTCAACGGGGCAGTCTTCAAATCAGTACCATCCCAATTGGTAGCGACCTTACCTTTGTAAATAACAATGTAGTCAATACCATTGTAGAACTCCAACTTGAACTGCTTGTAAACGTTGGTGAATGAAGAAGGCATTGTGTACAAGCCAGTAGCAGCGGTAAACTTACCGCCTTCCATAGCGGCAATCTCTTCCGGTTTGTACTTAACCAAGTCAAATTCAATCTTGTAAGAACCAAGTGTACCCACGCTATCAAGCGGAGTATCATAGAACTCACCGTTAATAGCACTTTCACTTGCGGTTTCTTGACTGATAGACAAACCTTCCAACACACCCATAAGAGGAGTATAAGAAGCTTCTGCACCAGCCCCGACTTCCGCATAGCCTAAAGACTTACATTTGTAAGTCAACAAATCTTGTGTAGCCATCTCGTCTAATTATTAAATAGTTATTTTATATTGATTATAAATGATTTAATATACATGAAGAACAGATTGTCGCTCTCATTATATATATCATCAGTTGACAATATACCGTCAGTTGAGATGTCGTATTTTTCTCCGGCTTTCTCAACTTCTGCATTTACAATGTCGGATATACTTGTTTCATACTTTTTCAGCAAGGTGGTATCAAGCCGACCTCTTGTCTTGGGAGGAATATACATCTCAACTGTCACGCGAACGCTCGCAAGAGCATTCAAGTTGAACTGGCTCTTATCCTTAATTTCTCCCAGACGGATAACCATGAAACCGCCAGCATTTATCTCCTCCTCCAACTTGGTAGGCATTTCCATCGGATAGATGTACTTTGTAACCTTATCTATGAAGAGAGAATAAACATATTGGTATATCGGCATTCGCCTTGCATCAATCACGCTCATGGGATTTGTTTACAAGGATATTCATATATTCTTGATGGTGTCCCCACTACACCTCTATTGATTACTTGATATAATCTTTCACCAATTACTTTTTCTTGAAACGGAACGCTCATATCCCTATTGTTTTAACAGTTGCCTTCCCTGCAAAATCTTCCTTAATATCGTCATATATGGTTGATAACACCTCAAACCTTCGTCTTGGATTTCCGGCATTTCCTCCTTCCAATATAGGAGCATAAGGCACTGTTGCTGCCAGCACCAAATCCCATCCTATATAAGTGGCAGGAGTATAGTTTGCCAAGAACTCGTCAGCAAGTTTTCTTCCATCTATCAGCTTGCCATGATACTTTGAGTTGTTAGTTGCCATCTGATACGGATATAAGTAGCCGCTCCCCTGCAAATTGCCTTGATAGAACACAGCCCAAATATAACTATCAGCCAAGTTGTAAGTCTGGTCGGTAAATCCGCTTTCAGAATATGCTTTCTTCAACAATTCGGGCGCATAGGCTATTAGTCGCTGGGTTTGCTCGCCAGCAAGTCTGTCAAACAGTTCTTGCCGAACCCTTTTCAAACCACTCAAATCAACTTTTACTTTTATCGCCATCCGCCTTTTCTATTTGCATATATAGTTATAGCACCTAACATCGAAGGTATGCTGTTATCAACTTGCATCTTAATTTGCTCTCCCATAACATCACATTCTATCCAATCCTCATTACGTACTGGATTGATGTACTTCCCGTCCTCTCCTTTTATCAAAGGAATAGAAACAACGTAGTCGCTTGTTTGAGCGGTCGAACCGGATTCAGCAACAGAAAGATTCACGTCCATTACTCCTTCGTAGACGGTATCTTCTTCATCGTCGCCCATAGAACTTTCGATGATTCTGTATATACGTCCCGAAAAAGGAAATTCTTCTATGTCACTGAATGAAATCATATCACATCTATAATTTTCAAGAGTTTAATCTTTGGACGAGCAGAGATAAGAACCTCGTAATTAGGGTCATTGTATCTCTTATATATGCCCAAAGCATAACTTATTTTATTACTCTGATAGATGTCCGTCTCTGACCCAACTGTACGCTGGAAGTTATTATGAGAGGCAGATTGAGATGCTGTACTTGAAGGGCTTAACAACACTGCGGTAAATATTATATCGGCAGTCATTAAATCCTTTTGCTCTTGGGTCAACGTCATAGCATCCTCGTTTACATCTGTGATGCCGCGGTCAAGAGCAATTCTCATAAATGTATTCTCCTCAAACGAATACCGACAAGATGAAGAAAGCCATTCAAGTATAGTCATATATAACCCTCCAAGTTTAAGAATCAGCAGTCAAAGTATCAACAACAATGTGTTCCATAAACTCGGTCAACACTGGCATATAACGACCGATAGCATCAGTATGATATGCCTTGTAGATACCGTTAGGAACTACCTTGTTGATAATATAAAACAAGTCATTCTGTGCAGAAGCGATTGAATAGTCAATCGTCTTGTTTGCTTCACGCTGCAACAAGATAACATCGGCAACATCAGAGTGAACAACACGACCAGCAAAGCCAATAGGACGCAGAACTGCTACGCCAGCCTTCCATCCTTGTACAGTCTTAATCGTTTTGATGTCTTGTACCACTTGTTCCTCTTTCACAATGCGGATAGGAGAAATCTTAGATACAGAAGAACGAGAATACTGAATAAGCTGCTCCCAAGAAATGATGTTAGTATCAATGCCAGAAGCACCATTAGTAACAACAATAACCTTATCGGGCGCATACAAGCGAATCCAACGGTTAACTTCTTCCTTGAAGTATTTGTTGTTCAGCAAGTGAGTGATAACCATGTCATACGGCAAATCCCATTCCATTGTACCAGTAAATCCAGTACGGTCACGGAAATCTTTCTCAATCTTTGCCATTTGTTCCGGAATGTTAGCTTCTGCGTTCGTCCATACTTCCTTACCAGCCTTAACAAAGTTTTCAGTAGGCACATACTTCGGGAACTCATGTACGACACCGGACATACCACGAGAATCAGCATTGCTGTACTGACCTCCCTTAGACAAAGCTTGTGCGGCAATGTTAGAAAGACGGTAGTTGTGTGTCTTAATCAAGTCAGCAACACCACGTACATAACCTTCCAACAAAGTAGCATTAGCTTCACCAAGTTCATTCAAGCGTGCTTTCAATTCCTCTTTTGAAAGAGAAGTTTCAAACAAGCCTTTACCGAACTGAGGGATAGTACCAGTTCTCTGTTCCCAGCCTTCGTTATCCATCTGAGCAACTTCACTCAACGGTGTCATTGCATCAGCCATCGGAACGGGGCGGCGAGTAACATTATAGATAGTATAAGCAGGGTCAAGCTTCGGGCGGCTCATGTCAATAGGGTACTTACCACCATCAACAGTGAAGTGTTCCTGCCAAAAGAACTGGTTTGCATCCATGACGATTTTCTCGTCAACGAGCGTCTGAATAAATGCGCTCGTACCGTCAGGGTTTACCAATCCTCTTTGATAGAGTTGGTTTACTAACTCGTCGGGATTAAATTGATATTTATATGCGTTTGCCATAATTCTACTCCTTTCCTTTAGATTTCAAATACACCTTCGATGTAGTTGCGGTTCTTAGCCAATACATACTTCGGAAGCGGTTGCATACGGTCAACAAATGCACGCTTTCCATAAACAGTGTTGATGTTGTGCTGAACATCAGTAACTCCCCAGCGACCATCAGTCGGAGCGAACTGTGTATCTGCTTCGATGAAGGTATTCGGGTTTTTAACCAACACAGTAGCGTCGGCAGCAGCAGCAGTTGCAACGTCACCATTGCTATTAGCAGCTTCAACCAAAATATCATCAGTAGTCAGAGCACCGATTGCAGTGTCAACAGTAAGAATAAACTGCTTATTCTCTTCATCGAACTCAACAGATGTAACCTTACCAGACTGTCCCGTAGTTTCAACTGTATCGGGAGCTTTCATAAGTACATTGCCTACTTCGGGAATGTGAGAATAGCCAGAACCATCTACATGTAAAGTAGTGTCTGTATCAGCAGTCGTAGCCTTTGCCACCTTAAACGTTTTCAGAAGGAAACCCGGTTTCCACAATCTGTATTCGTACAAGTCAGCCGCAAAAGCATAGCCAAAACCCTTATACGGGTTTGCAATGGTAGAGCCATAGAGGACGTTAGAACGTTCCTCGTGATTGGCGTCCTTCCACCATACGAACTTGCCACCTCTAAATTGTTTAGCGGAAGCAAAGAAGGTTTCTAAATTAAATTGTGCCATTTTCTTTTGTTATTTAAAGTTTGACGGGTTTTATGGCAGCAAGGTAATCTTCCATCGTTGTTTTCTTTCCGTCGGGAGATAATGGTGTAATATCACCAATAGAGCTTCTGAATATATCTTGATAATCTTTCAGCAGTCTTTCTGCCTCGGCATTAACATCAGCATCAATTGCGATATTCTGCTTACCAAGATAGTTACGAAAAGATTCATGTAAATCTTCCCTCACCTTAGACTTGGCTGTATCGTATATCTGATTGCGAACAGACTTCGTTTTCTCTTGCAATTCAAACTTTTCCAGCCTATCAAGTTTCTCTTTGTACTCGGCAGGCAACTCAAATTTCGGAGGCTCTTGATTGCCTTCTTTATCATCATTACCTTTTTCAGCCTTTTTCTTCCATTCTTCAATCTGAGATTTATATTCAGCTTCCTTAGCTTCAAATCCCTTAGTCGCTTCTGAGAATGCGTTCTTTCTTGCATGTCCGCTACTTTCAACTGAAATATTCAATGCGGCTACTAAGCCAGCATCTTCAATCGGAGCATCCTTGTAAGCTTCTGCAAATTTCTCAGAGAACTTATCTCTGAATGTTTCACTCAAATCAAAATTACGTTCTTCGCAAATCTGATTAACTTTAGATAAAACTTCTTCTTTTTGTGCCATTGTTCGTCAATGATTTTATTATTTTGAACAAAAATAAATAGCTTTTTCATTACTCATACTGTGGTTATCGAAAAAGTAGCATATTTATTTTAAGGTATGTAGCTTGTTTTTCGATAAGTGGCATATATCGAAGCTTAGATTGCGTATTTTTGTAGAAAAATAAAGAACCATTATGAGCGAGAAAATACAGAAAGACAAAATTGTTAGTCCATTGCCGGGTTGCCAATATGAAGCCATCCGAAGCAATGCTGACTATGTTGTGCTTACTGGTAGTGGTGGTGGAGGAAAATCATTTACATTAGGTTATGCTCCAATTTCATATCTATATGAAAACCAAGGGGCAAAAGCTGTATGGTTCATGCGTAATGTTGGCGACTTTTTTGACGCTGGTAAAGTAGTGGATGGTCTTAAAGAAATATATCCGCTTATTGATAGACGTTTCAGAATACAACCAAGAGAACCTATTGGAGAAGTCATTAAGGTTCAAGACGATATGGGTGTGAAGTTTTTCAATAGCTCTGAAATTAAATTCCAGCAGTTAAATAATGAAAGTCCTACTGTAATAGATAAGATATTCAAAGGATTACAATTCAAGAAGGCTATCTTTGAGGAATGCAATAAATTTGAATGGAGGACTATTTCTACTTGTCAAACCCGTCTGCGTGCAAACACTAAGGGTAAAGCTCAAATATATCTTGCTCAAAATCCGGAACGTGAATGCTTCATACGTAAGCTATGTGGCTGTGGCAAGAATGGTGGTGGATGGATTGGAGATGATGGAAAACCCATTAAAGAAATGAATGGAGTTGTTCGGTTCTTCCACATTGTAAAGGGTAACTTGGATGAAGTCTATTGGGGAAATACTAAGGAAGAGGTTTATTCTAAATGCAAAGACATTATAGATAACCTTTTGCAGATTGACCCGGATATGTCTTATGAGGACTTTATTATGAGCATGGTATTCTTTACTTTTGATGTAAGAGATAACCAAGCCATGCTTAAAGCAAACAAGGGGTATCGTGCTATGGCTGCAACATCTGTGCTTGCAGATTCAATGTATGAACCTAATTGGAATTTCTCTATACAAGACGAAAAAGAAGAAGAGGAGGATAATCTTTCCGAAGTGACAGAGGATGATATTCTCAACATGTTTACTCATGTTTCTCCATGTAAGTGTAAGAAGGAACGTATTACCGTGGATATGGCAACTACTGGGGAGGATAACTTTGTAATGAAGCATTGGGTAGGTTTCCATTGTGACGATATGCAATATTCCATGAAAAACTCTAATCTTGAAGCTGTAAAGATGATTAAGCAGTTTATGGTTAAGCATGGATTGACTGATAAAGAGCTAATCATTGATGTGCAAGGTAACGGTTTCTTAAAAGAGATTTTCAATCTTGTACCAGCAAATGGTGGAGGTGTCGCATTCTCCGGAGCGATTGCCGCAACTGCTAAGGGAAAGAAACTGTATGAAAGGTTTAAAGATGAAGCTGCACACCTTGCTACCCAAATGATAAAGGCTGGATTGATAACCTATGACAGACAGCTTGCTAAAATGAGATATACACATCAGAAGCTAAAGCGTGAAGGCTCCACTACTGTCTTAAAGCAAATGCAATTTGAGAGTAGAATATTCAAATTTAAACGCTTGCCTTCGGGAAGAATACAGTTTGAAGGAAAGAAGGAACAACATGCTCTGATAAAAGGCTTTTCTCCCGACCTTACAGACAATATCATTATGCTTTGTGGGGGATTGTGTTATGACTGTTATAGGGAATTGGCTGGTGCTACTGGTGGAGAATTGAGAAGGAAATTATCTCTTGAAGATATAATGAACCAAGTAAATGGTACTGCACAACCAACAAGGGAGAGAGGAAAGATTACTAATTCAGATAAGATATTGAAAATTTTAAGCAGCATATAAAAATGATAACGAGAAAAAACATTGATTGGTATTTGTCAGAACCAACGCGGCTGTTATTGAAGAAGCCTTTTACAAGAGGTGGAAAATTTCAGTCGTGTAAAACTTATATTGGTGATGTTACACTTAACCAAAAATCAACTGCCCAGTTGAGCGACTTGACATTGCAAGAGGTTTCACAAGACCTCTATCTGAGAGAGTACGACCCTTCTCTACACAATATAAAGTATAATAATTCAATTCCTAAGATTGCAGTCAGAGTTGGAGATACTGATATAGTCATAGATGAACTTGTGCTGACAGTTTCTTTGCAAAAGAATATTCATGCGGCACATGTGCTTCATCTTACTGCTAATCCTATTTCTTTTAATCTCTGTAATATAGAGAAGAACGATACCATCAGTAAGAAGTTTCAGAACTTCAAGCTGGAATGGAACATGAGGAATATGGAGCAAATCAAGTACGAACTAATATCCAAGCAGAAGAAGGTTGGCGATGCTGGCGTACTATTCAAATTTGACCCTATAAAGAAAAAGGGAACAGTTAAAGTCTATTCCTATGATGATGGATATTCTGTCATACCCAACTACAATGAATATGGAGAAGAAATTTCACGCTCCTTATTTTATAAGATAGATGATTTGACAGAAGTCATTGATACATTCGATGATAAGTACCTTTATCGTTCAATACGAAGCAAAGAAGGAGAACCTACCAATAATGGATGGGTTACTGAAAGGATTCTTCATGGGTTTAGCCGTAATCCTCTTGTCTACCATAGAGGCAAAGTAGCTTGGGAATATTCTCAAAGTATAATTGAGATAATTGAATTGCTTACAAATATACATGCTGTGACATTAAAGCGGTTTGGTACTTGGGGATTAGTCTTAAAAGGGGAAATGAATGAAGACAGTTTCAAGCGAGATAACGGCACATTGGTTATCAATCTCCCGGCAGACGAAGGTTCAAGCTACAAGACAGAAGCAAAGACTTTGGAGTTCCCAGAGCCGGAAAGTATGATTGCTTATCTGGAATATTTGCTGGAACAAGTTTCAATTGCTTCATCTGTCAGCTTTATCACTCCAAAGGATATCACTAATACTGGAAGCGGTGGCAACGGTATTGCATTGTCTATGCGTAATGATATTGCGTTGGCTACTCAAAGTGTTGCTGATTGGTCTGATTCTATCAATGAGATAACCTATCTCTTCCAAGAGATGTTAGGATTGGAAGAAGACCAGACTAATGCTTATACAGATTTGAAGATTAAAGCCAAGCTGAATATTTGGAGCATGGAAACCAACAATACTAAGATTACCAACTTAGCTATGGAATCTAAATGGATTTCCCGACAAACATTGATTGAAGAATCTCCGTCTTCTGCACCGGATGAACTTGACCGAGTAGAAAGAGAGAAGAAGCAAGAGGAAGAAGATGCTATCAAGCAAGCTGAAAAAGCTGAACGGATAAGCAAGAACAACAATACAGAGATTATCGAAACTCCTAATAAAACTACTTACAGTAGCAACGTTTAAAATAATAATATCATGGATTGGACGCAGATTTTAGTATCAATACTTGGAGGAGGAGGTTTCTTAGGTGGAATAGTTTCACTTGTAAATATGAAACCTTCTCGCAAGAAAGCGATGGCAGAGGCTCGGACAGTTGAGATTACGAACCTTGAAAAGTCAATATCAATAATGGAGAAAAGCTACAGTAACATACAGACGTATGTGAACAAGGAAGTAACCCGTATTGAAAACGACCTTTCAGAACTGAAAAAGAAGTATGAAGAAAAAGTTATCTCTATACGGCAAGCATACATTTGCAAAGTACCAAGCGAAGAATGTCCGGTGCTGTTAAAGCAAGCAAAGTTTGATATGGCACATGAATGTGAAGAATGTAGAGGCTGTGAAAAGAATGAAAAGAAGGAGGACTGATTATGAATATAAAGAACTATTTCAATATCAAAGAGCTTGTTTGCAAGCATGTATATAACAAGTTTGGAGAAATGGCGTGGACGTTTTTTGACCCACGGCTGCTTGAAACAATGTGTGTCATACGAGAAAAGCTTGGCAAGCCTATAACTGTCAATACTTGGCATTCGGGAGGAAGTCTGACACAAAGAGGACTGCGCTGTAATGTGTGCCAATTAGTAGCTGAAAAGACACGATTGGAAAAGGTGTATGTGTCTGCACATCTACAAGGAACTGCGCTGGACTTTGATGTGAAGGGAATGACCGCTTTGGAAGTTCGTAATTGGATTAAGGCAAATCAGATACTTCTCCCTTATCCGGTACGATTGGAACAAGATGTCACTTGGGTACATTTGGATGTCCGCACTGATGGGAGTAATGGTAAAGTAACCTATTTCAAAGGATGAAAAAGGCTCTTCTCCTAATAATCCTTTTGCCTCTTTTGTTTTCATGCCGAACTGCAAAGGACTTGGAGAAAAATACGGAAATAAAAGAGATTATCAAAGAACGGCATGACACTTTAACAGTACACACAAGAGATAGTATCTATTTTTCTGTTATTCAAAAAGGAGATACTGTTTTTAATACTAAGTATATTGAAAAAATCAAGTACATAGACAGAACAGTCATACAGAATGATACTATATATCAAGAGAAAGAAGTCATTAAGGAGAAAGAAGTCATTAAGAAGCATGTTCCATCATGGTGCTGGTGGCTTTTACTAATTAATGCAGCAATCATAGGAATAATCGGAATTAAATACTACGTAAAATGGCGAACGAAGTAAACCCTATACTGAATATATACAATGAAGATGGCACTCCCTTCCACGACATCAGTTTGAGAAAACACACTTTCTCAACTATTGTTATGTCGTTAAATGACAAGATAGAAGGAGAGTTTTATTATAAAGACAATTCACTTTCGTTTACTCTGCAAGAATATGTAGAGTATAAAGGAATAAAGTACATTCTTAAAAATCCTCCCGTAGTTGTTAGAAAAGGAATGACTTCGGAAAACAGCGAGGCAAAGGGAATGACTAAATATAGTTGTACTTTCTACCATGAAATGATTGAATTGTACAACATTCCCTTTACTGACATTGCTATTAGTAGCAGTGAGGAAAGTTATCGCAGCGAAAAACGGACTTTCTCGTGGATTGGTACATTAAGCATGTTCGTTCAAAAAATCAACTCATGTCTTGTCGGAACTAAATGGACTTGCAAGTTACAGCCAACATTTGTAGATGATGGGACAATGAGTGATGTGTTATCATTCAGTAATCAATTTATTTCAGACGTTTGCAAGACTGCATACGAAACATGGAAAGTTCCATTTGTAGTTGATGGATATACTATTTGGTTTGGCAAGCCATCTAAGGAAATACTTGACAATGAAAACAAGCCATACATATTCAAATTCGGACAAGGTGTAGGACTGAAAAACAATGATTGCACACCAAAGAATAATAAGGTCATTACTCGTATTGCTGGATATGGTAGCAACATTAATATTCCGTATGGCTATCCTATAATTACAGATGCAGACGGAAATCGCATTGAGCACCCATATACTCGTGACACGTTAATGCCATCAGTATATGTAGAGGCTGTTAGAAATAAAGTCTTGTTTGGTTCTAAAGACCCTCTTATTGACTACTATGACGCAGATAGCAGCTATCCTACTCCTATCAATCCTCTTGCACCAGTATTCCATATCCAAGAATTTTCCAGCATACAACCTACTATTAAAGGTATGACATACAAGGGACAAGCTATTGACTTGTTCAAAGAAGTAATAGTACCGGAAGGTGGCTGGGATGATTATATTGACCCCGAAACGGGAGAGGTTAGACAGTCGTATTTTGATGTGACGCTTTATCCTCTTGGCTTTGACTTATATGCACAAGCAGCAGTTACAAGTGGAATGACCTTCTCCATGAAGTCCGGTGACACATTAGGAGCTAACTACGAGGTAGCAGTAGATTGGGAAGATGTAAAAAAGAACTTCTATGTAACTGATGAAGCTGGAAACATTGTATTCAAACCAAATGGAGAACAGAGGGACTATGCTAAATATCCAGACAGTACAGACCAAGCTATTACTATTAAACTGACAAAGGACTTAGATACATTTGGTACGATAATGCCAAGCAAGTTCCAGCAAGTTAAAACTGGCGACAAGTTTGTCATATTGCACATTGAAATGCCACAAGCATATATAGACAAGGCACAAGAACGTTTGGACGTTGCCATGAAAAGATATATGCTTGAAAATAATATGCCTTTGTATGACTATCCTTTGAGCTTCGACGAACACTTCTTGGAAACAAACCAAGCAATTCTTGCGCAGATTAAGCCTAATACGATTGTCAGATTCTTGTATAAAGACAATGAGGACGCTATGGAATTATCCGTAAAGGAAATGTCAATCCAATATGGTACAAATCCCCTTCCTACTTATAATATTACCTTAACGGACGAAGTGTCTATTGTACTGAATCAGATAGGACAGATAGCTGATGGACTTAGCAAGTTAGGAAGCCAAGTAGCACAGTTACAAGCTATTTATGGACTTGACATTGTAGGCGAACTGAACAAAAAACTCAGCAGAGTTAAAGATGATACCGCACAAGGAATGATAACTTTCTTGCGTGGATTGAAAGTCGGTAGCTATGTGACCGGAAGTACGGGCGGTATATTCTATGCAGATACAGACGGAAAATCACATGCAGAGCTTGATTATCTGACAGTAAGAATGAAAGCCATGTTCTATGCTTTGGAGATTATCAAGACCGGAGTTATCGGAGGTCGCCAAATGATTACTCCCGGTGGTGCAATCGAATGTATCAAGATAGAAGATAGAAATGATATACTTGACGAAGAAGGTAACAAGACTGGCGAGAATGTTTGGGACTATTGGAGATGTTACTTCTATCAAGATGATGGTACAGAAGCGTTAGATAATCGTTTCCGCGCTGGGGATATGGCTTTAGCACAAGACTTCAATATTAAGGAGGGAGTTTATGAGAATGTGTCAAATCATTACTTCTGGCGTTTAGTCGTAAACGTAGGAACTAATTACATTGACATCTCAAAAACTGATGCTGATGCAGCCAGTGATGCACCACGAGTAGGAGATACCATTTGCCAATTAGGTAATAAGACCTTTGTTGATGCAAATGGTGTTACTCATGTAGAGGACAAGACAAGACAGAATGCAATTATCTTTAGTGCAGTTGACACTTTCTCGCCAAGTATGACTTTATATGCTGGCATAAACAGCTATTCATACCTCAACAAAGAGTACGTGTCCTACGGTGTTGACAAGACTACAAATCTCGCTTATATGAACGTCTATGGCAACTCTTATATTGGAGCAAGAGATAAGAGCAGCTATATGAAGTTTGATACGGTAACTGGTGTTGAGATAAAAGGTAAACTTGTAACCAAATCTGGCAAAGACGTTGAGGAAACATTTAACAGCTTCCAAGACCAGATAGATGGAGTAAAGGAAACTTGGTATGGAGAATACACACCAACTCTTACAAACCAGCCAGCAGTAGATTGGAATACAGAAGCTTTGAAAAAACGGCATGAAGGTGATGTATTTACCAATATCCAAGAATATGTCGATGATGAAACTACTCCCGATGCAGGAAAATCATGGAGATGGATAAAGACGGGAGATACATGGGGATGGAAGCAGATTGCAGATAATGACACTTCAAAGGCTTATCTTGAAGCAGCTAAAGCGCAAAAGGCAGCAGAAGAAGCTAAGAAAGAAGCCAATGACGCAAAGCAGACTGTAACCAATATGAAAGACTTCACAGACGAAGCCTTTAAAGACGGTATTGTTGACAGACAAGAAGCTGCTGCGATTAAGAAATATTTGAACTCAATTAAATCAATACAGAAGAGCGTAGCTGAATCTTATTCTAAGGTTTATGGTAATCCTTTATTGTCCGGTACTGCTAAGGTAGAACTAAAAACCTCTTATGATGGATTTAATGTGGCAACTACCGAGCTTATTACTGCTATTGATGATGCCATAGCTGACGGAGTAGCTACCTCAACGGAAGTCGCTTTGGTAGATGGTAGGTACGACACCTTCAATACCAAATATGGAGATTTTATAGCTTATTTGAATGCAGCCAACAACTTTATCCAAGACAAAATAAACACTTCCGCAGAAGATGCGAAGAAAGCTGCGGAAGAGGCTCAAAAGGCGGCAGATGCAGCTAAAGCAGAAGCGGAAGCAGCTAAACAAAGATTGGATAAGTGGGCAGAAGATGGGGTTATATCTCCTACTGAAAAGCAATCAATCAAAGATGAAATAGTTCGTATAGACGCTGACAAGACAAATATTACAGCAGGATATACTTTGTATTCATTGGGTAGCCCTACGGGTTATCTGAATGCTCATAGCAATTATCGTGCAGTGTTGGTTACATTATCTGCTTCTACTCCCGAAAATATAACTATACCTTCTGACTTCGCTTCAAAGCAATCTGCATACTACAATCAAAGAACGGCAGCTTTGAATGCCATCAGTGACGCAGCTAAGGCAGCAGTAGATACCGTTAAAAAAGATTTGGCTGGTTATGAATATCTAAAGAAAGCGTGGAAAGAGAGTACCACAATCGAAGGTGGCGTTATTCAGAATGCGTTAAACATGCTGGGATATACTGACCCAGTAGCTGGATTTAAAGTAATGTCCGGTATGAATGGTATCTATGATGCTACTAAGGTCGGTGGAGGTATCGCTTCGTGGTATGGCGGTTCTATGAAAGATAGAGCAGATTATACAGAAGCAAACATGCCATCAGATGTAGCAAAGGCTATCATTCGTATGGATGGTTCTGGCTACCTTGCAAGTGGTGCTGTATGGTGGGGGACTGATGGTGTTTTCCATGCTGACCCACAATCATTCATCATCAAAGAAAATCAGCTTGGCGACTATGTTTCTCTATTCCAGATTGTATATCGTTCTGGAACTCCGAAGACTATTAGCTATATGATACCGCAATATCCAATGCAGAAATTGACAGTTTCCGACTACATCGAAATAGGAACAACTGGGTATCGCATTGGAGTAGATAGTGCCAATAATGCTATTAAAGTCTATAAAGAAGATGGCTCGGCAGTTAACTTCTACGCAAGCGGTGCTGTATCTGCAAAAGGTATCAGTTCTGGTAGTGGAGGTGGAGGAGGCGGTGGGCTTATCCAAACCGTTTATGGATATTCAAGTTTAGGTGGCACATTCGCTGATTCAACATTATCAGATACTTTCAATGCATACACTATCAACAAGTTGGCAAGTAGAATTACTGAACTTGAAAAGAATGGTGGTGGAGGTACTGGCATTGCTGGTATCAAAGTTAACAGCCAAACTTATGCGCCAGACACAAGCAAGTATATTACGCTCCCAAACTACCCTTCCACTACTATTACTGGAACGGGAAATGTCCTTACCAACGCTACTTATGACAATAGTACGCGAGTACTGACATTAACTAAAGGCAATATTGCTACTACCGCCAACCATTTAGAGAGATATGCTCAAATAACCTCTACTGCGATAGATACTGTATCTACATTTACAGCATCTAAGACATCTGTATGGGAGGCAAATGGTACTGCATATGGAACTACTGGTGCTAATGATACTGTATTAAACATTGGTTCTGCGGCAAATAGGTTATTCCAATTAAGAGCAGCCTATAATTCTGATGATTTTTACTTTAGAGGTGTTGGTGCAAGTTCTTTCAGAACTTGGTATAAAGTTCTGCACGAAGGAAACTACGCCTCTGCCT